CAACAACGTGGGTGTTCGTAGGCTTACTTGCAGGTAGAGAACTAGCAATGGCTACTTACTTTGGTAAGCAAAAAACAAAGTCTATCTTTCCACTTGTGGCAAAAGACTTTGGTAAGATGATGGTAGGGTTAGGTGCATCAGTTGCACTGGTACTTGCCATACACTATGTAATCCTACCAAACGGATTATAAAATAAGGGAGGTGAGGTTCGACGGCTTCACCTTTTCTCTTGACAAAAGTATCAAAGTCATATATACTCTAACAATAATATAACTTTTAACCTAGAAGGGACCACCGTTTGAAAATGAAAATAATAACAGGAAATGCTAATCCTCAATTAGCGCAAGAGATTGCCGAGCATTGCTTCGCAACTCTAGTTCCAGCAACAGTATCAACTTTTGCTGATGGCGAGTCGAGTGTAGAGTTTAATGAAAACATACGTGGCGAAGATGTGTTTATTGTGCAGAGTACAGCAACTCCTGTTAATGACAGTTTAATGGAACTGTTGATTATGATTGATGCGGCACGTAGATCAAGTGCAAGTCGTATCACAGCAGTTATTCCTTACTTTGGTTACGCAAGACAAGATCGTAAGAGTGCAAGTCGTACTCCTATTACAGCAAAGTTGGTTGCTAATTTGTTGGTAACAGCAGGTGCAGATAGAATTCTTACAATGGATCTACACGCAGGACAGATACAGGGTTTCTTTGACATCCCAGTGGATGATTTAACAAGCCGTGTAGTGTTTGCTAAAGACATTAGACGTTCAATTGGGATTATTGATGACCCAGATGTTGAGCAACAAGGTACAGTGTTTGTATCACCAGATGCAGGTGGCGCAGTTCGTGCTAGAAAGTTTGCTGATATGTTTAATGGCGACATTGCTATTGTTGACAAGATGCGTCCTGAAGCAGGCAAGAGCGAAGTTATGAACTTGATCGGCGATGTTGAAGGTAAACACGCCATTCTAGTTGATGACATTATTGATAGCGGAGGTACATTGTGTAAAGCCGCAGAAGCAATTATGAAAGCAGGTGCTCTTTCAGTTCGTGCATATATTACACACGGAGTACTGTCAGGCGAAGCATGTCAAAAAGTTGAGAAGAGTGTTCTAGATGAATTAGTAGTAACTGATTCAATTGCCGATCGCTGTCCTAAGAATTGCAAAAAGACACGACAGGTTAGTGTCGCGCCTTTGTTTGGTGAAGCAATTAGACGAGTTACAAACGAAGAGTCTGTGTCTAGTCTATTTGTTTAATATGTTTAATGTACTCAGTCATTGAATGATCACCAAAGCTATCTATCTTACCTTGCTTTAGGCCCATCCATATACCACGCCACTTGTCCTTAAAGCGTTGCCAACCAGTAGGCTTTCTATACTTGCCATAGGCATTTAGATAGTGTTCATTGCCGCAGTGTCTGTAACCCATAACAGTAAGAGGAACAGTAGTGACAATGTCATTATTGTTCTTCCAACGATGATGCACAGTACCAAAGCTCTTAACATATGTTGGCCAACCTACTCTTGGACTACCATAAGTATAAAGCTCTTCTGGGTCATTTAGATTACTATCACACTCGCAACGATTAGCCATAATAGTCGCCATTGCCGCTCCTAAACTATGACCACACATCCATAACTTCTTGCCTAAGTTTACTTTACGATTGATGTCTTCACATATCATAGGCCAAAGATCATCTACTTCGTCTTTGAATCCTCTATGGACTCTGCTTACAGTTTCGGCAATAACAGGAAATGCTTTTAAGTCTGCTTTAATATCATTAAACTCTGCAGGTTGGGTTCCGCGACACGCTATGACTAAATCTTCTTTGTTCATAAAGCGATATGCCTGGGCACCTTCCTTATTATAAAATTCAATTGTTGTAAAACCTAACTTTTTTGCTTGCTTTTTAACATCAGATGTGTTATTATTATAAGCTAATGCACTTAGTTCGGCAAACAACAAGGAACGCTGTTTAAAATTCATGTTTGTAATTGACATAATACTCCCTCATATAGTACAAGTTAACTCATGTACTGCAATATTTATTAATTTGAACGCTAAATAGTAATACGGAGAGTAGAGATATGAGAAAACGTACTAGAAGCATACTTGAAGAACTGAACAATTTAGATCGTTCTCGTAGAAGTCAAGACCATTTGATAGAAGCAAGTGGAAGCAACATCATTGAAAGTGCTATTAATCTTTTAAATAAGATTTCAAAAACTTATGATGCAGATACAGCAAGTGAATTAGAAAGACGTTTTCTAAATAGTATTAGAACAGGCGATCCACGTAAATTTAAACGTAGTATTACAAAAGTAATTGAGAACAAACACAATGACCAATAAATTGCTAGAAGGCGGATCTATGCCTAATGTAGGACCAATTCATATAGATGAAATTAATCCTACTCTTGACGCACTAGAAAAAGATTTAGGTATTGACCTAAAGAACAATGTTCTAGGTAGTGTTGGAAAGAAAGAATTCAGCGGCGACATTGATGTTGCCATACAAGTTGCACCAGAAGATATTCCAGAACTAATTAAAAAGTTAGAAGCTAGTTCATTAATTAAAGCTCTTCAAAAAACTAGTATTATAATGACAAGTGTTGATATTATTGGGTTTGATCCTAACAAACAAAGTGATGATCCAAAACACGGCGAGCGAACAGGCACAGTACAGGTAGACTTTATGCCAGGCGACCCAGGTTGGATGAAAACTTATTACCACTCACCAAGTGCCGACGAAAGCAAATACAAAGGTGTGTTCCGTAACATTATGATTGCTACTATTTGTGCAATTTACCAACGTGATGCATCAGAAGAAAAGATTGACGATGGTCGTCCTGTAGAAGTAGAGCGTTGGATGTGGGCACCAGACAAAGGCTTAGTAAGAATTAAACGTGTACCAAAACCTAAAGCAAAGGGCGACGGGTATACAAAAGCAAATTTAAACACAGTAATTGGGAATCCAATTCAAACAGCACCAGAAATTGCAAAAGCATTAGGTCTTAACGGACCAGAAGATTTAAACTCATACGAAAGTTTAAAAGCCGCAATTGAAAAAAATTATGCACCGGAGATGGTTGAAAAGATTTTAGATAGTTTTGCAGATAATAAACAAGTGCAAGACATTGGCGTGCCAGATGATTTAGTTAAACAAGAAAGTTTAGCTGATGTACAACTTGAGCGTATTAAAGAACTAAGTGGTACCTTGTTAAACAGTACAAGGATGATTTGTTAATGAGATACACAGATTTTAAACTTGTAGAACGTAAGCAAAAAACTGGCAGTGCAGGACAAGCCAAAGGCAAAGATCCAATGCCAAAAGCAACACCAGGACGTAAAAAGCATCCACTACAAGATAAACTAGTAGGCGAAGCAATAGTCAACGAAGCAGAAGCTCGTATACAACACATGGAAGACTTAGTTTTCCGTGAAGGATCGCAAGGTGCAGTACGTGCTATTGAAAGTTTAAAAAGTTTAGAACAAGGTTCACATAAAGATGTAACAATTAAATGGGACGGCTCACCGGCTGTAATATTTGGACGTGACGCAGATGGTAACTTTGTTTTTACAGATAAGTCAGGCTTCAGTGCAAAAGGATACGATGGCAAAGCCAAATCAGCAAAAGAACTAGCACAGATGTTAAAGAACCGTCCAGGCTATGCAAAGAATCCAGAAGGGTATGGCCCATTCATTGCTAACATGGTAGACGTGTACGACGAGTATGAAAAAGCAGTTCCTAAAGACTACAGAGGATTCTTTAAAGGTGACTTGTTATATTTTAACACACCTGAAATACAAGACGGGCATTATGTGTTTACGCCAAACATTGTAACTTATTCAGTAAAACAAGACAGTGACATTGGCAAGCGTATTGGAATGAGCAAGACTGGAATTGTTATACATAGAGAAGCAGACATATCAGGTGCTGAAGGACCATTAAGAGATACAAACATATTTCAAGGTAATGAAGTATTAGTGTTGCCACCGGTAGTAGCACAAGAACCGCCAAGTGTTGACGACTCACAACTTAAAACATTACAAGCAATGGTAACAAAGCACGGTCCTTCAATTGATGCTATACTTGAAAAGAGACAAGGACTATCAGACTTGTCACAAATATTTTATACCTATATGAATTCAAGAGTTGATTCAGGTATTAAAAACTTAGCACAAGACTTTGCAGGTTGGCTTGCAACATCTAAAGTCAGTAAGCCTAAACAACAAAAGGTTATTGAGATAATTAATAACAATGTTGAAGGGTTTAATGCTATGTGGGATCTAGTACATGGAATAATGAAAGTTAAAGACAACATTATTAATCAACTAGAAGATCAAGAAGCTGATATTACGGCTACTATCAAAGGTGAAAAGGGCGGCGAAGGCTATGTACTTGCACATCCAGGGGGCGATATTAAACTTGTTCCTAGAGAATTTTTTACAAAACACAACAGAGCAGTGGAGAGATAAATGAAAAACTACATGAAAGAATATGAAGCACATCTTAATGATATTACTAAAGATGTACTTGACGAAGGCTTTGAATCTTCGCCATTAGAAAAGAAATTAGCCAAGTACGGCAGAATACTAATGGACCAGGCAGTGACACAAAAAGATGATGCACTATCAAACTTAATGTCAAAAGTTGGTGATCAACTTACAAACTATGGCACAACTTATGGTGCAAGCAGTTTGGAAGATCTAGTAAAGAAAACTGGAGCAACACCAAATGTAATTAAAAAGATGTTAGCATTTGCTGAGAAGATTGCACAAACTACCGGCGACTTCAAAGCAGATCATAAAGATGGCGGACTAGATGACGAAGGCGATGATGATTTTACATCAGGTGCTGACGACGAAATGGATGCAATGGCAGCAGATCAAGCGGCAAGAGACAAAATGTAATGGAGTTTATCCAAGCTATAGAAAACGGTTCAGAAATACTTCTAGACGATGACATCAAACAAATGATTGAAAGTTTAGACTTAGAAAACCTTGACGAAGATGCGTTAGATAGAATTGAACAACGTGTAAGTCAGCGTGAAATTGCTCTGTACGGTTTCCTTGTAGGCAAGTCTAATGCATTAAAAGCTAAACTTGCAGTTGATAAGATACAAGCAGGCCAAACTGTGCCAACTAATATAGCAAATGGATACAAACCAGCTGTTGAAATGATACATGATATTGTAAAAGCAGGTCCTGGATACATAAATCTACTAAAAAGCCTACATCAACGAGCCAAAAGAGCATCTAATTAGGGTATTTTTTGTCTAAATGGTAAATACATATGTATAACTTTACAGAGAGTAGAGTTGACCATTTAGAGAAAACAGGAGAAATAAAATGGCAGTAGTATCAAACCCAAATGCGGCAGTAGTTGCAAAGAGTGGCATTGGCCCAACAACATACATCTATGCAGTAGCAACTGGAACAATTACAGTAGCGGCAGCATGTGATTCAATCACTACAACATACGGCGGAACAATCGCTGGTGTTGAAGGTACAGCAGACGGCAACCACGTTGCAGTACAAGGTGGGCCAGGTGGCGCAGAAGCAGTTAGTGGAATTTCACTAGTAGCAACATTTGCCGCTTAATTAACCTAATACCTTAGGACTAAAGGGTTCAGTTTTTACTGGACCCTTTTTTTATGACTGTAAATACAGTATGAAATTTACTATCCAAACATTGATAGACGTTACTAAGACAGATGTACGTAGACACGAGCATCCTAAACTTGTCAATCAACAAGCAAACTTTAATACCTTATACAATACACTTGGATTAAGAACTAATCCAGATAGATTTACTGTTACTAATGAAAAAGTTGCAGTAGCAAATTTAGGATTCGGAAGTGAGTACAAAAACAAGCAAATGGTTTGGACCGTTGACTTTGAAGTTGAACAGATAGATTCAACTAATACTGATTTAATGATTGAAGATTTTCATATGGTTCCGATTATTGCAGGTTTAGACGAAACTATTAAATTAAAGAATAAGATGTTTGTCACATTAGATAATAAATTTACTAATATATTATTTGAGCGTACGGATAAATAACAGTGTACAAGGCAACTAATATAATACAACTTTAGGCATATGAAGGGCAACGTAGGAGTTTACTTTAACGGAGGAGTATTATGGCGGATTTGCCAACTACAGATTTAGAAAGACAAAGTTTAGAAGCACACGTAGACTTATGCGCTTTGCGTTATGCCGCGTTGGATAAGCGTCTTATCACAGTCGAAGAAAAGATGGAACACATCCATCAAGATATTATTAACGGTCAATCATCAATGACAAAAGTCTTAATTGGTACAGCAGGTACTATTATTGCAGGACTTTTATCTACTGTAATCGTAATAGTAATGCAGATGTAATACTTGGAGCTAAATAGAAACATGCTATTAAGAGAGTTTTATACACAACCAACCCAAATAGACGAGAAACAAGTGTGGGCACGTTCAGGAAAGAACGTGGTGCGCAAGTATCGTTGTACTAGTGGCCGTAGAAAAGGTCGTGTAGTAGCAAAAATGTCACAGTGCTTTGCCGCTCCAAACATGAAACAAAGCAAAGTACTAAAAGTTATGAAAGCAAGACTTGGACCTAGACTAGCTAAAAAGATTAAACGTACAAAACGAATTAATCCTGCTAGTAAAAGAGTACAAGCATTGAACAAAAGAAGATAAAAATGAAAGTTTTCGAAGTCACACAAGCAAAGGTAAGCAGAGCACAGGGCAACGAAGTTGAGTTAGATCATGGTGATGGAACCAAGACCGTAATTGATACTAAGAAAAATCCTCAAGCAATCCAGCGTGACCAACAAGGAAAACTTAAAGTTACCAAGCCAAGCAACAGCTCAATGAAGCAAGGTAACAACAACCAACCCCGAACACCTCGCCCAGGCGAGAAAATAGATATAGAAACTGATTAGTAATGAAGATCAACGAACTAATAAATTCGTTTGAAATTTTTATTACGAATGAAGAGCGAAGTATTTACGAAACTATGAACGAGAAATCGGCATTAGCTCAGTTTAATGAGAGAGAACAATTCATTATTCAGAACCTAATAAGAAAGAGTTTAGTAAGTAAAGTTATATCTAACGGACAGGTACTGGTTGTAAAAAATGATCACAAAATCTAAGAATCTTCTTAGCGATTTAGAAAAAATCGTTAATGCGTCTATTGATCCTTCGATGTTTCCTTATAAAAAAGGCAACTCGATAAGAATAGGAAAGTACGCAATACGAACAACAAAGTACGGACATAAAGTATTTGACTGTGAACTAAACTGTATGATAGCAGAAACGTTCTCAAAAACTGCGGCAGTAGCACTAGCAAAGTATACATCGCAACACGAAGAAGACAGATCAGCACATGAATGTATTCTTAGGATAGATCGAAAGGTTGAAAAATGGTATAATGATTGTATGTTTTATCGCAATACTATACAACAAACAGATGATCCAATAAAAGCAGATGTTGCACATACTAGATATGATATTGCTAAAACAGAAACGGAACATGCCCGGAGTCAATTAGATAAATACATTTATAGCTAAAGTAGTTAAAAAGGCTAAATAAATTATAAAGCATAATACATTAGGAAGAATGTAATGAACATAAGAGAAATTTCAAAACCAGTTACAGCAAAGAGCTTGAACGAAAGCCTTGCGAAGAAGTTTGGCCAGAAGCTAAACTTAGAAGCATATACGATAGAACAATTAGAAGACGTAAGAAATAAAATGCGTACTAAGATTTTCAATGTTGAAACAAATGAAAGTTTTGACAGTGTACGAAATGAAGCATATCAAAAGTCAAAACTCTTCCTAGACGTATTGAATGCAGAAATAGCAGAGCGTGAGGAGCGCAACGTAAACGAAGCCAAAGCGGGATATTGTTCCGATGATTGCTGTGGTGCAGACGTAAAAGCAGAAGATTGCACATGTAAACCAACATGTGAAAGTTGCGATTGCAATTCAGTAAAAGAATCAGCTAAGCCTGATTACATCGATATTGACAAAGATGGCGACAAGAAAGAGCCTATGAAGAAAGCAGTAAAAGACGCCAAAAAAGATAAGAAAACAGACGAAGGCGCATACGGCAAGAAAAAGAAAAAAGTAAAAGAAGGCAAAGAAGACGAAGCAGAACTAGTAATGGCAGCCAAAGACATGGTAGACCGTGTTACAGGTTGGATGGAAGACACAGCAGAAATGCAAACTGAATCCATGCTAGAACTAGCAGACGCTATTCGTGACGAACATGGTCAAGAAAAAGCAGATCAGTTTTCGCAATCAGTTAAACCGTCGCTAGAAGGCATGTATGAAGCAATGGAAGCATGTCGTGGCACATTAACTGCTGGCGTACAAATACTAACTGGTGAAGGCGCAGGCGATATGATGATGGGCGATGAACCAGCAATGGACATGGAGCCAACTACTGATGATGACACAGTCGGCGGCGACTTAGACTTAGCTCTAGATAACGATGACGAGTTTGCGGCAGCGGCACCAGCCGCAGGTGGCGAAGATGAAGCAGGTCGTGCTAAGAGAGAATCAAAACTACATAAGAAAAAATCCATTGTAGAGAGAAGTCGCAAATTAGGTACCATTCTTTCAAAAAAAAAATAAGTGAGAATATTGACTCGCAGAAGTTGATACAAGTCTTGCGAACAGTAATAGGCAGTGCGGATACTACTAAACAATCTGTCTTTTTACACTTCAATACTCCAACTACAAATACCAAATCTGGTATGAAGAACTTAGATCTAAACAAACTAATGCAAAATGTAGGCGCAGAGCAATTTGACTACGAAACATTTAAGTCAGCATACGACAGCGATCCAAGAATTAAAACAATGGTCAAAGACTTTAATCAAGATGGCATTGAACCAATGACTGCTATGAATAAAAGTCACCGCGATCCAAGTAAGCCAGATACAGGTGCTGACCCAGTTAGTACAATGGCTAAACGTGCTACAGACGTAGGCGCCAAACTTTAATCAATAACTACTTGACAAAATTACAACTTTAGTATATACTATAAGTTGAATGAGGAATTTATATTGACTTTAATTATTGACAAGTACGACTACAAACCAATTAATCGAAAACAAGTAAACGGAAAACGATTATATCAAACTCCGGACGGCAATGCTGTTGCGAGTGTTACAACTATTTTAGATGCTACTAAAGATAAAACGCATCTTATTGCTTGGAGAAAGCGTGTTGGAGAACAAAAGGCACAAGAGATTGTAACAGAAGCCGCAAGTGTAGGCACAAGGATGCACAAGTATCTTGAAGACTATGTTGAGTTTGGTGAATGGCCACAGCCAGGGTCCAACCCATATGCACAGCAAGCTCATATGATGGCAACTCAAATTAAAGAGAAAGCCATGAATGATGTTGATGAGATATGGGGTAGTGAAGTTAACTTGTATATGCCCAATATGTATGCAGGAACTACTGACCTTGTAGGTACTTATAAAGGTCAGCCTGCAATTATGGACTTCAAGCAAACAAACAAGCCCAAAAAACTAGAATGGGTAGTAGATTACTTCCTACAGTTAACAGCATATGCTGAAGCACACAACGAAATCTATGGTACTAACATCCGTGAAGGACACATCTTTATGTGTAGCCGTGCAGGCGAGTATCAACAGTTTGATATTTGGCCAGATGAATATGACGAATGGCGCAATGAATGGTACGATAGAGTCTACACATATTACGAGAAGTTCGCATAAATACAATAATAATGCGTATAGGAGACACTCGTGGCAGTAGTACAAATATCGAAAATACAAATAAGACGAGGTAGGAAAAATACCGGTAGTGGACTACCGCAACTATCCTCAGGTGAACTTGGGTGGGCAATTGACTCACAGGAACTTTATATAGGTAATGGTGCAGTAGCAGAAGGCGCACCTACAGTAGGTAATACAAAGATTCTAACTGAAGAAGATGACTTATTTGAGATTGCAAAAAACTACACATACAGAGAAGGCGACGGATCTATTGTTACAGGTCCAGACGCAACTAATCCTATTGTTAGAACTTTACAAGAAAGATTAGATGACAATGTTAATATTAGGTCTTTTGGTACTACAGGACAAATTACTCAAGACGCAACTGTACTTTTACAAAGAGCTATAGATCAATTATATCTAAACAATGGTGTAGAAGCGTCTGTAAACAATAGAGTTAAATTAGAACTTGCCGCTGGTATATATAAAATTACAGACACTATCTATGTTCCGCCACACGCTACAATTATTGGTGCAGGATCTGGCAAAACTGTTATTCAACAAGAAACAGCTGGCAAAAGTGTTTTCACTACAGTAAGCGACTCAAGTACTCCTGGTAACTATGTACTAGACGGAGAGTACAACACACAAGCAAGAAACATTCGTTTGCAAGGATTGACACTAAAATGTACGGTAAAAGCAAACGGACTTGTACTACAAAGTTGTAGAGATAGTTACTTCCAAGATGTGCAGATTGCAGGCAGTTGGACAAGTACAGACGGAATCGACCTTGATAGTTCTACATCAACTAGTATTGGACTAGGAATAAACAGCAAGAACGGTGGAGTTGAAACTGTTCGAAACGAATTCACTAACTGTCACATTGACGGCTTTATGTACGGCATTGTATCTAATTGGGATACAAACGATAACGTATGGACAACATCAAACTTTACTAATTTAGGTTATGGATTTACATTTGGTAAAGATATGCTAATTGACGGTAATAATGCAAATGGCACTTCAGTAGGTCCAACTAACAATATTATTTCAGACTGTGTATTCACAAACGTATATAGAGAAGCTATACTTGTTGACGAAGGAACTTATAACGTAAGTCGTAACAATAAATTTAATACTTGTGGTAACGACGGTGCATCAGATGCGTCACCTCTTTATCCTATTATTAGATATACAAGACTAGGTAATACTAGTGATGGAGACTTCTTTAGTAGAACAAAAGTGTTATCATATACACAAGGTACTATTATTACAGCAAGTTCTACAATTACAGCAGGACAATCAACTATTACAGTTACAGATGCTTCAAACTTAGTAGCAGGACAAATTGTTACTGTTGATAGCGGTATTGGAGAACTAGGTGCGGCAACTGTAGTCATTACTGATGTTGATCAACCAACTAACACAGTTACAGTTAACTTGCCACATTTGACAAGCGGCTTAATTAATTTTAGTGTACTATCACCAATTATTACAAGTATTTCTTATATTCCTGAAGTAGACGGACCATGTCACTTTGTTTGGGGTTTTGAACACGAAATAACAATTAGAGACGGTCTAAACCAAACACTATTTAGACTTCCAAAACTTGCTAATCAAAGTTTTGATATTGACTATGTTGCAAAAGGAGCAACAGGTTACACAGGTATGCGATCAGGAAATATGCGAATAACGATGGATAACCAAGCCAACGTTACTGTTTCAGATGAATTTGATTTTGTTGGAGACGAAATATATGTTGACAACATTGCATTTGATGCTATAATAAGTGATATAGACGGAGACAGTACTGTTGACACAATCCTTGTAAAAGGTAATGTTAGTGGTTCACTTCCGGCAAATGCAACAACGAAGTTAAAGTTCAAAGTGAAAACAAAACAGATAAGCATATAAATGTTCAATAAAAAATATGAAGATCGGCTGGCCGCCTGGAGTGATTTTAGAAACACACTTGAAACAACAGACAACCCTTATCAAGATGTAATTGACTTTTATCAACAAGCACCTCTAGTTTCAATTCACACTGACCCATTTGATCAAGCACAATGGCCTACGCCTTGGGAGTTAATTCAAGAGAACCAGTATTGTGAGTTCGCTCGTGTACTAGGATACTGCTTTTCTTTACAGTTAACCGAACGCTTTTCAGGGGCCAATTTTGAGATACATATCGTTACAAGCAGAGAGAAATCGTACTTATATCTCTTAATAATCGACAGTAAAATTGTGCTAGGATATGATGAAACTTCACCAGTGTCATATCTTGATATCCAGTCAGATTTACAATCGCAAGTTATATACAGTATGGAAAATTAAAATAAATATTTCATTAATGAAAGAGGAAAAAAGATGATTCAAGTTACCAAGCGAGACGGGCGTAAAGAGCCACTAGATATAGAAAAATTACACAAAGTAGTTTTTCATGCATGTGAAAATATAACAGGAGTTAGCCCAAGCGAGGTAGAGATAAAAAGTCAAATTAGTTTTGCAAACGGTATGACTACTAAAGAAATTCAAGAAACTTTAATTAAGGCTGCCGCTGATCTTATCAGTGAAGAAACACCAAACTATCAGTTCGTTGGTGGTAGGCTAATTAATTATGCATTACGCAAAGAAGTATACGGTAACTATACACCTTGCACAGTGAAAGAACTTGTTGAAAGGAATATAGATTTAGGCTTTTATGATCCTGACCTCATTTCATATTATAACGACGAAGAGTGGCAACGAATCAATAGTTTTGTTAAACACGAACGCGACGAAAACTTAACCTATGTAGCAATGGAACAGCTACGTGGCAAGTACCTATGTCAAAACAGAGTAAACGGAGAGATCTTTGAAACACCTCAAATGTGCTATGTACTAATTGCGGCAACATTATTCCAAAGTTATCCAACAGAAACTCGACTACACTGGATTAAAGAATATTATGATGCTATTAGTTTACACGATATTAGTTTGCCTACTCCTGTTATGGCTGGTGTTAGAACTCCACAGCGACAATTCAGTAGTTGCGTCCTTATTGAAAGTGACGACAGTCTTGATAGTATTAATGCTACTGCATCAAGTATTGTTAAGTACGTAAGTCAAAAAGCAGGCATTGGAATTGGCGGCGGCAAGATTCGTGCTATTGGTTCGCCAGTACGTAAAGGTGATGCTTATCACACAGGTATTATCCCGTTTTATAAACTATTTCAAAGTGCAGTAAAATCGTGCTCGCAGGGCGGAGTTAGAGGCGGAGCCGCTACAGTATATTACCCAGCCTGGCATTTAGAAGTTGAAGAAATGTTAGTGCTAAAGAACAACAAAGGTACAGAAGATAATCGTGTACGCCATATGGACTACGGTGTGCAGTTTAATAAACTAATGTATGAAAGACTTATTGCGGGCGCCGATATAACTCTTTTCTCGCCTAGTGATGTACCAGGACTGTATGAAGCATTTTATGCAGACCAAGACAAGTTTAAAGAATTATATGAAACAGCAGAACGCAATACAAAGTTGCGTAAGAAAACTATTCCAGCTATTCAATTGTTTAGTACATTTATGGAAGAGCGTAAGAATACAGGACGCATTTATCTACAGAACGTAGACAATGCTAATGAGCATGGGTCATTCCTTCCTGAGGTTGCACCTATTCGTCAATCAAACCTATGTGCAGAGATTGACTTACCAACAAAGCCACTAAAAGATCTTAATGACCCTGAAGGTGAGATTTCCCTATGTACACTTAGCGCAATCAATTGGGGCAACATTAAATCAGTTAGTGATTTTGAAAGAGTATGTCGACTTGCAGTTCGTGGACTTGATGCACTATTAAGTTATCAAGACTATCCAATACTAGCCGCACAGTTATCTACAGAAAAGCGTAGACCTTTAGGCGTTGGCATTATTAATTTTGCATATTGGATGGCAAAGAACGGACTCGACTATCAGAATATTGATGCAGAAGGACTAGAACTAATTGACGAATGGGCCGAAGCATGGAGTTACTATCTAATTAAAGCGAGTGCTGACCTAGCCGCAGAGCAAGGAGCACCAAGTGGCAACATGGAAACAAAATACGGACATGGTATTACACCTAATCAAACATATTCAAAAGCCCTTGACGAGATTGTTCCTCACAAAGAACGTATGCCTTGGGATAAATTACGTGAACAACTTAAAGAAACAGGCATTCGTAATTCAACACTAATGGCACTTATGCCAAGTGAAACAAGTGCGCAAATTGCAAATGCAACTAACGGAATTGAGCCGCCACGTTCGCTTATATCTATTAAACAAAGCAAGCACGGTGTACTTAAACAAGTTGTGCCTGAATATAAAAGGCTTAAAAACAAATATGATTTACTATGGGAGCACCGCTCACCTGAAGGGTATATTAAAATTGTGTCTGTACTACAGAAATACATTGATCAAGGTGTAAGCGTAAACACAAGCTACAACCCAACATATTTTGACGATGAAAAAATTCCGCTAAGTACAATGCTACAACATTTATTGTTGTTTTATAAACTAGGCGGCAAACAATTATACTATTTCAATACATATGATGGCCAGGGCGAATTAGATGTCAACAAAATGTTTGAAACAGAACTAGCACCAACTGAAATTGAAGACGACGAATATTGTGAATCATGCACAATATAGTTGACAACAGAGCAATAACGTGTTAATATACATAGACACGCAGAGACATAAAGGAAGTAAAATATAATGGGCGTATTTGACGTAGATAACAGAGTCGATCATACTAAAGTAAAAGCATTTTTAGATCCATCAGGCGGTCCTACTATACAACGATATGATAATCTAAAGTATAAACAGTTTGACGGGTTAACTGACAAACAGTTAGGATTCTTTTGGAGACCTGAAGAAGTTGATATCTATAAGGATTCGGCTGACTTCAAGTCACTTACTGAACACGAACAGCATATCTTTACTTCTAATTTGAAGAGACAAATTCTATTAGATAGTGTTCAAGGTCGTGCACCTGCAGAAAGTTTTGGTTCTATTGTTTCTTTACCAGAACTTGAAAATTGGATCATTACTTGGACCTTTAGTGAAACTATCCATTCACGTAGTTACACACATATTATTCGTAATGTATATTCAAATCCAAGTAAAGTATTTGATGAACTTATGGATGTAGGTGAAATTGTTGATTGTGCAGATAGTATATCTAAACACTATGACGATCTTATTGAAACTAGTATGTATTACAACCTGTTAGGTGCAGGAACACACACAGTTAATGGCAATAAAGTAGAAGTAGATATGTACGAGCTAAAGAAAAAACTTTGGCTTGCGTTAATGAGTGTAAACATTCTTGAAGGTGTTCGCTTCTATGTGTCTTTTGCATGTAGTTGGGCATTTGCAGAACTTAAAAAGATGGAAGGCAATGCTAAGATTATTAAACTTATTGCTAGAGATGAAAACTTGCATCTTGCATCAACACAAGCACTATTGAAAGTGTTAAAAACTGACGACAAAGACTTTGCAAAAATTGCAAAAGAAACAGAAGCTGAATGTATTCAGATGTTTGTAGAAGCAGTTGATCAAGAAAAAGAATGGGCTAACTATTTGTTCAAAGACGGATCAATGATTGGACTAAACACAGAATTGTTAAGCCAGTACATTGAATTTATTTGTACACGTAGAATGACAAACGTAGGTCTTAAAAGTCCATACAACCAAAAACAAAACCCATTGCCGTGGACACAGAAATGGATCTCAGGAGCCGAAGTTCAGGTGGCACCACAAGAGACTGAGATAACTAGTTATGTTCAAGGCGGCACTAAACAAGATGTGTCAGCTGACACATTTAAAGGATTTAGTTTATGACAATTGAAATTTGGGGCAAGCCAGCTTGTCCATCATGCACAAAGGCAAAACAGTTTTGCGAAAGCAGATCGCTTCCTTATGTGTACAAAGAACTAGGTAAAGACTTTGACAGAGAAGAAGTGTTTGAAGTATTTCCTACAGCAAGGACATTCCCACAAATTATCGTTGGTGGTAATAAAGTTGGTGGGTATGAAAGTTTATTAGAATATGTTGATAACACAGGTTACAACGGCACAGGACATACATTATAATGTTAATCGAAGCACCATATAAAATTGGAGATACCGTATCTCTAAAACTAACTTCAGGCGAAGAAATCATTGCACGTTTAGATGCAGAAGATTCTAACACCTATACACTTAAAAAGCCTATGGTGCTTATAGCACAATCAGAAGGCTTAGGACTTGCTCCTTTCATGTTTTCAGTGTCTCCGGACGGAAAATTTGTAATGAAAGCAAGTGCAGTAAGTTGTTTAGCAGTCACACAAGACGAAATTTCCAAGCAATATACACAACAAACTACCGGTATTGTTACTTAAATTTGTAAATATCGGTTGACAAGCCCGCACGAGTATTGTATAATACTAGTATGAATAAGGCAAAAAGAAAAGGCAATAAATTGTATAAAGTAATACTCACAGACGCTGATGGCGTACTATTGAACTGGGAATATGCATTTACATGTTGGATGGAACAACATGGACATACGAAAGTAGAAAATGCAAATTTCATTTATGACATTGGCGAACGTTTTGGAATAACCAAAGAACAAGGCAAACAATTAGTTAAGATTTTTAACGAAAGTGCCGCAATTGGTTTCCTTCCAGCACTACGTGACGCAATGTATTATGTAAAAAGATTACACGAAGAACACGGATATGTTTTCCGTTGCATTACAAGTCTAAGTTTAGACAAAAATGCATACAAACTTCGTAAGATGAATTTGGAGAAACTGTTTGGAAAAACAGCTTTTGAAGAATTAGTTTGTTTAGATACAGGTGCAGACAAAGATGAAGCTCTTGAACAATATAGAGATTCAGGTTTGTATTGGATTGAAGACAAACTATCTAATGCACAACTTGGTTTAGACTTAGGTTTAAAATCAATACTCATCGAGCATGGATTTAATATGAACGATGATATTCCAGAAGGTATGACTAAAGTAACTAACTGGAAAGAAATATACGAAAACATTACAGGAGAAAACGCATGACATTACATGACGAAATCGTACAAGCATTTAATAATTACTTGGCAGAGTCTGAAACATTTGAAGACAAAAGTGTCAAGGCAGCGGCCGCAAGAGCTCGTAAAGCATTGGGTGACCTAGGCAAACTTACAAAAGATCGCCGTAAAGAAATCCAAGACAAAAAGAACGCAATGTAATGAGTGGGCAGAGACGCTGGCTCAAATTATGGGCTAGGACAGTTGGAATGCCCATAGGTATTACAGACGACGATAAGCCAGAATTCCTTCCTATATCACAAGAAGATGTAAGAAGGGCACTGGCTTTTCGCACCTTTTGGATCGCGTTACACATTGTAACATGTGCTATGATCATCACAGGAAACGGCAGAACTTTGGGTTGGTGGTAAACTACGCATTTAACTAAATACTTGTAACAGACAAGGAGATGTTAGTTATGATGTGGGTCGACTACAATATTGACCAAATAGGTGAAAACTTCAAAGTCAAAGGAGACTATGAAGGAGAAGTAATGGGTGTTTGTAGAGATGGCACACCTAGAGACCATTGGTTGTATAAACCAGGCGATGTTTTTGTTGTTAACGAACACGGTTGGTTAGTTAAAACAGACGAAGTAAGTGCTTTAATGCTAAAACACGAAAGTAATAAAAATGAACGTAAACAAGGGCGATAAAGCAATAATTGTTTTTTCAATTAATCCTAGTAATATAGGACGCATTGTTAACGTATCAGAATACATTGGCAAGTTTGAGCAAAACGAACAGTTCGAAGCATTTGGTATGAAGTGTCATTGTGCTGTTCACGATCATTACTGGTGGATTGAAGGTGACGACATTGATATACAACTTGGACCAAGTCCTAAAGCATATATTGCTGACAGTTGGTTGCGAAAAATACCAACTACTAAAAAGAGCAAAAAACTACAAAAAGAACTTGACATTCTAGCATAAGAGTGTTATAAATATACTCGTAACGTTGAAGCAATTCAAACGCTATACAGGACCCGGGGGCGGTACCCGGCGACTCCACCAAAAATACATTCTGCTTACTGTATAGCAGAAGCAACAGGCTGATAAACTGGGAATGTATTTTTGATGGGGTCGAAATAGGATCGACTGGTAGTTAATAGGAGAGTGGAGTTGCCCGGATGTAAGCTCGGTTAACGCGAACAAACTTAATAATTGCAAACGCAAATTATTCATTAGCGGCTTAGGCTGTTACGAGGTAGTTAGGCCTTGTTACCAAACATAGCATTAAAGAGTGTTGTTTTTTAGCAACACTCTTTTTTTATACCTGCTCGTTTTTGCACTAAAAGAGTGCGATAATGATAACTAATAGTGTGAACAACAAATTCCCACCCCAAAGTTCACACTAAAAATTTAATAATAATAAAAAAAGGAAATAACAATGCGTATTCTCGCGACAGCATTTGTGGCCGCAATGGCCGCAACAACAGCAATGGCTGATACACTAATAGTTAGTGAAGCACCTGCGCCAATCCTAAGTGGTGAAGTTTCTTTAGACTTCGCTGAAAAGGCAAACGAAAACTATGGCGGCACAATGGGTGTCGAACTAGATATCAATGCAGGAGAAATTGCAACTGTTGATTTAGGTTTTAAAGCAACAGACGGCAATGCTCTAACATTAGACACATGGACAGTAGGTACAGAAGTTAATGGTTTAGGTCTTGCATTTGGTGATGACAATGGCGTTATGCCAGAAGCTGAAAAGTCAGCATATAGCACACTAGCAACACCGGCAATGACTGAATCATTAGCACTATCTATAGGCGATGCAACAGTTGCAATCGGACTAACTGATTGGACCGCAGATGTGTCTGATCTAAGCAACGTACAAGGTGCATATAGTTTTAATATGAATATGATAGATGTTACTGCTATGCTAGACTATAATTTAGATTCAGAAAATACTGTACTAGGTGCAGAAGTTGAAGGTTTAGATTTAGGTATGGTTGCACTTGGTGGCGTAATGACATATGACACTGATGCAGAATCAATTGGCTACGAAGGTAATGCAAATGTTAACGGTATTACAGCGTATGTCAACGGTGACGATGCAAATAAACTACAGCATGTAGGTGCTGAAGTTGAAAGAACATTTGCCGAAGCTACATGGACAGCTGGCGTCAACTATGATACTGATGCAGAAGAATTTGCACCAACAGCCGGTGTAAGTTTTAACTTCTAAGTTAAAAACATAACAAACAAAAAAGGGTTGCTTTCTTGAATTGCAACCCTTTTTTTATGACTAAATAATGTTAGCATATAAAGGGCAGGGCAAATGCGAGAAAAATTACGCAAATGGTTTAACGTCGATAATGTTATCGACGCAAGTGTTGACCTGTTTTTAATATTGTTTGATGTGCTTAGTTCGCCTATCCTAATTGTAATGAGGTTGGCACGTTTTGTAATAGGAAACTATTTACTGGGCGGCGTAAAGAACAAAATTAAGCGAGTAGCACATTGGACAGAAGGCAAGCATCCATTACTACAAATTTGGGTATGGACACTTATAGTATGCGTAGGAGTAGTAATTCTTACATTAATGTGGCTCTTTGGAACAGCGTTTGGAGAGTTCATAATGGAAGAATGGGGCGATCAAGCATTAAACTTAGATGAATAAGAGGGAAATAAAATGCAACAAAATGAATATGATGTAAAAGTTATAAAAGTAGTAGACGGTGATACAGTAGATGTAGATATCGATCTAGGATTTGGAGTAACACTAACAGACGAACGTGTAAGAATTATGGGCATTGATACACCTGAGTCACGCACGAGAGACAAAGTAGAAGACTTGTTTGGTGAAGCGGCTAAAGCACGATTGAAGGAACTTATGGAAGACGGTGGTAAACTTATTACTACTGAAAACCGTAAAGGAGAAGATATGAAAGGCAAGTTCGGACGTATCTTAGGAGACTTCAAAGTAGAACGTTTTGAAAACGGTGAGCCAGAACTTGTAACAGATATTCTAATAGAAGAAGGACATGCAGTAGCATATTTTGGTGGAAGCAAAGAAGAAATACAGCTAAAACACGAAGCAAATAGGCAGAAATTGCTACGTGAAGGCGTGATCAAACAAGAAGATTACGATGCGGCTGTTAAATTAATGGAAGAAAAAGGTTGACAAGATCTTAAAAGGTGCTATAATATACAAATACTAAGGAATTAGTATGTTTTTTTAAACCTATATTTGGAGGCATAAACATTATGGCATTTACTAAAATTAAAACAAACCAAAAGACCTTTTTAGAATCATATCTTAGAGGCACCGGCAAATCATTGACTTCGGCAGACGCTAAAGCAAGATTTGGCATTCAGCAACTACCAGCAAGAATGAGTGAACTCAAAGCGGCTGGCTTGAATGTAAAAACATCAGTTGCAACTACTGGTAAAACACGTTATTCAATTACATCACGTGACGTTACTGGTTCAAGAGCAAAAATGTTTGCATAAAACTGGTTGACAACCTACTAAACTCCTGCTATAATAGTTTTACTATTAACAGAATAGCAGGAGTTTTTTTATGACTATGTCACTAGCCCGTGGGCTATCAACTATCAATACAAAAAAGCCTAAACAGAAAAAACTAACACAGGCAAAACTAGACAAACTTAGAATTCAATGGCGTCAATATAATAAAGATATGCGGCGCAAGCATTTACATAGTCTTCAATATGATAACTTTGACGACTATGTAGCATACACACAAGGTACTGCAAAGCCTAGAAAGCAACAGTCTCGTGGCGTGTATGATCCAAACAAACACGGTCCTTACGTAAGAAAGTCACCAGATATTCCTAGCATGGGTGACGGTGTAGGTAGCTATGCACCTAGAAAAGAATCACAAAAGTATACAGGCGACCTTATTGTAGGTATCGCAACTATGCATAAATCAAATGCAGTACCAGTAATGCGAGGCACAACACAGGCCAAAGACATTGCTAGTATGCGTCGATAAATAGAGCGAGGGTAAATCAATGCATAAACTAATTATTTGTGCCGCATTATTTGTGGCGACTATCTCTTCAACGTCATCTCTAGATGCAAAAGGATTGTTCACTTCGGAAGAACGAGCTGAAATGTGGTGCTTGGCACAGAACATTTATTATGAAGCACGTGGCAGTAATAGAGCAGACAGAGTAGCAGTAGCAGATGTAGTTCTTAATCGTGTAGAAGATACACGTTATCCAAATACAATCTGCGAAGTAGTAAAACAAGGCAAACAAAAGCCTAGTTGGAAAGATCCTACTGTGATGGTAATGGTGCGTAATGCATGTCAGTTCTCATGGTATTGTGATGGCAAAGCAGATGATCCAAAGGATTTAGATTCTTGGGTTGATTCACAACAGATTGCATATAATATTATAACATGGAATGACGGTCGAGGCTTAACAGAAGGATCAACACATTATCATGCAGATTATGTAAAACCGGAATGGGCCCGTGAGATGCAATTGGTCGGACGCATAGGTGTTCATATATTTTATAGGTGGGAGTAATCCGCTTAGTTAATTTACCATAGAAAAAGGCTTAAATACTAGATGTTCTTAGCAATTTTAACACTCATCACAGCATTGTGTATCAGTGCTGTGGCAATATATTACTCGGTCGCAGGATTGGTTGCAATCTTTGCGGCTGCCGCAATACCCATTATGATTATGGGCGGTGTACTTGAAGTAGGTAAACTAGTTACCGCAGTATGGTTACACAAATATTGGAAACAAGCAACATGGTGGCTTAGAAGCTATCTAAGTATCGCTGTTGTTGTTTTAATGCTTATTACATCAATGGGCATTTTTGGCTTCCTATCAAAAGCACACATTGAACAAACTAGTGCAAGCGAAGAAAGTATTGCTAGAATAGAATCTATTGATACTGAGACTGCAAGATTAATGTCAGTTATTGGTAGAGCCGAAAACAAGATACGTGATTTAGAAAACAGTGGTATGGGTGCAGATGCAAATATCCAATCACAAATTGACAAAGAACAAGAACGTATTGACAAAGCGTTTGAACGTATTCAACCTGCTATCCAACAACAGAATCAAATTATTACAGATGCAAGAGCTTCTGATAACAATCGTACTAAACCGTATGAAGATCAACTTGCAAGTATTACAGCAGAGATCTTACGTTTAGAAACTAGTGCAAAAGAATACGAAACTAAGATTGAAAATTTAGATACAGACTCAAGCGGTGTAGAACCTCTACTAGCACAGATAGCACAACTAGAAGAGGAAATTATACGTGTCACAAATCAACTCAACTCAAAAGAACAACAACAAATTAGAGCAGGTCAAGCAATCATTGGTGTCACAAGTGATGGGCTGTTTGGTGGCAACACTAGAACTGCTCTCGCTAAATGGGTTCAAGGACAAAGAGACAGAATTACACAAATCCAAGGCGAAGTCGCACAAGTACGCAAAGATGCAACAGCACAAGTAGATGCTGAAAGAGTAAGACTAGCAGACGTAGTTAAAGATATTCGCACAGTGCAAATACCTGCACTGAAAGATCGCGAACTTACTATGTTAGGTAAGATTGATGAAGTGCGTCAAACTGAATCTCCAGTTATACAAACAGCAAGAGACGAAATACAAAGACTACGTGAGAGTGCAGAATCGCAAGTTGCACAGTCACAAGCTCTTATAGAAAGATTACAACAACAATTAGCAAATAGAGATAACGCAGACGAAGTTCAAACGGCCATAGACGAACAACTAGAACGTGTTCGAACAGCGTCATTTGAAATTGAAACATTAACTGATGAGAAGTATGAGCTAGAAGCAGAGTACAGAAAATTAGAAGCAGAAGTAGGCCCTGTAAAATATATTGCAGAGTTTGTTTACGGTGAGGCCGCAGATAGTAATATGCTTGAAGAAGCAGTACGTTGGGTAATTATTATCATTATCTTTGTATTTGATCCACTAGCAGTCTTACTATTGATAGCAAGCCAATATACCTTTGAGTTTAGACGTAAACAACTTGAAGATGACGGCGGTGAACGTCTTCGGCTCGAGAGAGAAGAATACGAACGAGCAAGAGCACAACGCATAATTGACAACCCTGGCTTTGATATTGATGATTCTGCGCCACCTGCGGAACAAAAGGAAGAAATAGATGACAGAAACGGAATCGAAACCGGAGGAACGGTTGAAGGCCCTATTGTGTCACCTACCGCTGGAACCGGAGATAGCGGAGGAGACGCTTCCGAGGGAGTGGCTTTGGCCGGAGAAAACAAAGGAGTACAGTTAGATGGAGCAATGGATCAATCTACAGATGGCAATATACAAGATGACAATGTGGAATCTAATGAACGAGATAGAGAAGCCAATGATGAGGAAAGTCTATCAGGACGGAGCGATGTGGAATCTGACGAAGAACAAGTTCCTAACAGTAGCGAAGCCCAAGAAAGAACTACTACCGAGCAGGACACCAGAGGAAGTGCTACAGCATCTGAAGAGGTAGCTGTTAGAGAACTTGAGTATGCAGAAAAAGAAAAAGATGAAACCTACCAAATAAACAAAGAACAATGGAAACAGGATCATCCTAACGAAACTATTAAATTACAAAAAGCATTATATATTGAAGGCAAGATAGATAAATTGCCTTGGGAATCAGAAGAACCTTTAATCAAACAAGAAACAGGATATATACAGAACGAAGAACAAAATTCAGATAAACTGTGGAATAAGATTAAAGACAATGACTGATATCAAATTAATTACACCACCTGATAGACTCTACACGAACGAAGCAAGTGTACTTGCTATATACCCAAGTAAGTTTGTAAAAGAAGAATTACAAACAGTGCTTCTAGATGTTGATGTTCCTATTCATTTATACTTGTATGATCAAAAGGAAGACGATGACCAATACGAATGGTTAATTGATGTCTTTCAACAAGTTGATTATGTAATATTAGATATTGATAACTGTCCTTCAAATATTAGAGATATGGCAAGCTATTTTATGTCAAGAGATAAAACTTTCTGGTTGACAAAAGGAGAGAACCTATTGTATAATATAATAAGTAAGAACCGGGTTTATTCATTAGAGTTTTTACCAATGCTGTTAGGAGGCAAATTTGAGACAGAACAATAAAAGAAAAAATTACCAAAAAGGTACACAACCAGACGGTCTAACTGTTGAAGTACGTAATGGTGATTTTAATGGTGCAATGCGTAGATTTAAAAAGAAAGTACAAGAAGCAGGCATCATCCAAGAAGTACGTGAAAGACAATTTTATGAAAAGCCTAGTGCTAAACGTAAGAAAGCAAAAGCCGCAGGCAGAGCCCGTTGGCTTAAAAAACAACGCAAATTAAACGAACTGTAAGGTAACGCAACATGGCAATGAATGCAGAACCTTGGTTTCCTAGTGTTATATGGAACGCTAACACACAAGGACTTGATAACAGTGTTTTAAAATCTTATGCATACGAACGTAAAAAAACTGATGTTGGCCGCAGTATTAGTAATTACGGCGGTTGGCAAAGTAGTGATGTTCGTCCCGGTGATTGTGCTGAACTAGATAAACTTGTTGAATATTTAGAAGCTGAACTAAATGAAATAGCAACTGGTGTTGGACTAAAACCAATTACTGTTTATAACTTATGGATAAACATTAATCCACCCGGTAGTTATAATGTTGAACACAATCATATGAATTCTGTTTTAAGTGGAGTTTATTATATCGATGCACACGAGTCTCAAGGCAATATCAATTTTATGAGAAATGACGGTGCTGAATATCATTTGCAAGATAATATAGTTGAGCAAGTTCATCACTTTAATTCTTCCAAAACAACATATCCTGCAAAGACCGGAGCATTGTATGTTTTTCCCGGATGGTTAAAACACAGTGTAGACGGTAACAGTACTGATAAAGACAGAATTAGTATATCGTTTAACACAGGTGTTAAATGAGTGACGTAGCGGCAATATCACCAATCAATGTTATAAGTGCATATACTAGGGTAACACCGACAGGTCCACATGAAACAGTAACACATGTTAAACACACACAGCAAGATGGCGGATCAGTCAAAGTACAATCGATAAGTTATACAACTTACAATGTTAGAGGTGAACTACAAGCACCTCAAAAGCCAGTAGGCTCAAACTTAGATATAATGATATAAAGGTAAAAAAAATGCGTATTGAAGAAGATATGAAACTTGACTACAAGGATGTTCTTATTCGTCCTAAGCGAAGCACACTAGGTAGTCGTAAGGAAGTAGATCTTGAACGTGGATTTACATTTCGTAATTACAAACCAGAGTTTCCAGATAACGCAGTATACAGACACTATCGTGGTGTTCCTATTATGGCTTCTAATATGGATGGTGTCGGCACATTTGAAATGGCTGATACACTTGCTAAACAAAAGATTATGACTTGTTTAGTTAAGACATATGCAGTAAATGAGTTAGTTAATTTTTTCGATAGTGTGATGCACGAGCGTACAGAATATGTTGCAATGAGCATTGGTATTACAGATGCAGATCATCTAAAGTTTAGAAATGTATACGAACAAACAGGCAATCAATTGAAGTATGTTTGTATTGATGTAGCAAATGGTTATTCCGAGAGATTTGCTACGTTTGTAAAAGAATTTAGAAACCAGTATCCTAACATCGTTATTATTGCAGGTAATGTAGTTACTGGTGAAATGACAGAGGAGTTAATTCTAAGTGGAGCAGATATTGTTAAAGTTGGTATTGGCCCTGGGAGTGTTTGCACTACTCGTATCCAAACTGGCGTTGGTTACCCTCAGCTTTCTGCTGTTATCGAATGTGCAGACGCCGCTCACGGCCTTGGCGGTCACGTTATCGCTGATGGTGGCTGTACTTGTCCTGGTGATGTGGCTAAAGCATTTGCTGGAGGTGCTGATTTCGTTATGCTAGGAGGCATGCTTGCTGGGCACGATGAAGGCGGTGGCGAAGTAATCACTAGACATTATGTAACAAATGAAATAGAATATGAAGTTGGCAATCATTTAGATAATCGCAAACAAAAAGTAGAAGAAAAAAAGTTTGTACAGTTCTACGGAATGTCAAGTGAAAGCGCAAATGACAAGCACTTTGGTGGCTTGAAGGAGTATAGAAGCAGTGAAGGAAGAACGGTTCTTGTGCCTTACAGAGGCTCAGTGGAAACCACTACTCAAAATATATTGGGTGGTGTGCGTAGTACTTGTACTTATGCTGGCGCAGTGCGATTGAAACACCTAATGAGATGTGCAACATTTGTACGTTGTACACAAACTCACAATGGCGTTTATGAAAAATCAACAATAGGTAACTGATGATTTATTATGAACCTGTTCCAATAGAAGAACACAGTAATCTTATTGGTGATAATTTTAGCAAAAGATTCGCAGAAGAAATGTATGAATACTATCGTCCTTTTATTAAAAAAGGTAGGACTATTCAACTTGCAAAAGAAACTTGGGAGTATGCTGTTGCTGATAGTATTGATAGCGGAGAGTGGGTTGGCGCAGGAAAAAACATTATTGATGTAAAAGCACCTAACCTTGACATTGATGTTAAAGGTTTGAGTTGCGGGCATATTGCTGGCACTACTACAGAAGCAAGTATTTTACAAAACAATAAATTAGAAAACGATAACTTTGCAACTTTGTTTGAAAACAAAGACTTTCAGAGTTTAAAGGATATGTTTGTTGATCCGTTTGTTGAAAAAATAAAAGGAACAACTAATTTACACATACTTTGTGCAGTAAGAGAAAAGAAAGCACACAAGGTACACTATTGTTTGTTAAAAGTTGTAGAAAAGCCTAACAAAAACTTTGTGAAAGAAATGTATATGGATGCAAAACGCAGTGTAAGCGTACCAATGATAGATCCTAAGTATGGCCGAACATACTTATATATTCCTAAAAGAAGGTTAGAGATTAGACTAAAAATGGACGAAATGTCTAAGTTTAGTGTCTTTTCACATTCAATAGATTTAGAAGAATAGCATGGTAAATAATTTTATAAACAAGGAGATAGAGATACATGTCTGAAGCAGACTTAACTTCAAAAATGGTACGGTTTGGTGAAGAGAATCGTACTGCTTTATTAGAAGGTGTTAACATACTTTCAAACGCTGTTAGGACTACACTAGGTCCTAAAGGTCGTAATGTAATTATTCAAGTACCGTTGAAACAACCAGTAGTTACAAAAGACGGTGTTACAGTAGCTCAAGAAGTTATGTTAGACGACCCATTAGAAAACATGGGCGCACAAATGGTATTAGAAGCCGCAAGAAGAACTAATACTGATGCTGGTGATGGCACTACTACAGCTACAGTTTTAACACAAGCAATTATCACTGAAGGATTAAAACTTGTAACAGCTGGTATGAATCCTATGGATTTAAAAAGAGGTATTGATGCAACTGTAGAAGTTATTGCTGATAACTTAGATAAGCAATCACAACCTTGCACATCTAAAGAAGATTTAGAAAATGTCGCTAGTTTATCTGCAAACTCTGATAGAGCCATTGGTGAAAAAATTGCTGATGCTTTAATGAAAGTCGGAACTAATGGTGCAGTATCAGTTGATATACACGCTGATAGAAAAGACCATGTTGAAATTGTTAAAGGTTGTAGATTTGACAGAGGCTATATGAGTCCTTATTTTTCTAACAACTTAGAAGATATGACTATTGTTCATGAAAATGCATTAATATTATTATACGATAAAAAGATTACTACTCTTAATCCTTTAATTAAATTATTTGAACAAGTAGCAACTACAGGATTAGCATTGATAATCATTGCAGAAGATATTGAACCTGATGCATTAAATGTTTTAGTACAAAATCATACGAGTGGTGCATTTAAGGTAGCCGCAGTTGTTGCTCCAGGATATGCTGATAGAAGACTTCCGATACTAGAAGACATTGCAACACTTACAGGTGGTAATGTTATTTCAGATGAACTTAATCGAAGTTTAGAAGATGCACAAGTTACTGACTTAGGTAAAGCAGAACGAGTTGAAATTGGTAATCTGTTTACTACAATTATCGGTGGCCGTGGTGATCCAGAAAAAATAAAAGAACGTATAACACTTATTAAAAATCATTTATTTTCAGCATCAAATGATCATAACGCAAACAAATTAAAAGAAAGACTATCATCAATGGATGGCGGAGTTGCAATTATTAAAGCAGGCGGCTCATCAAAAATAGAAGCCATGGAAAAGAAAGATAGATATGTAGATTCATTACATGCGACAAGTGCGGCAAGAGAACAGGGCATTGTACCTGGCGGTGGTGTTGCACTACTTAACGCAGTAAAGGATATCCAAGTAAGTGATCTTAACTTAGTAAACTTGGATCAAGAAGCAGGTGCTAAAATTGTACTAAAAGCAGTTGAAGCACCTATTCGACAAATAACTAGCAATGCTGGCGGAGCGCCTGATGTAGTAGTTGATAGTATATTTAAATCAACAGAAAATACATTTGGCTATGATGCGGCAACTGATAGTTATGGTAACATGTACGACTTAGGAATTATTGATCCTGTTAAAGTAACACGAAGTGCATTACTAAATGCATCTAGTGTAGCAGGCTTGTTAATAACTTCTGAGTGCAGTCTTACTGACATTATGCCTGTACATGAACGTCTCGGAAGAATAAAAAACGAAAAGACGGTTGTTCTCTGAGATAAATAAAGTTGACATTATAGTAAAAAGAGTTTATTATAATGTTGTAGTGCCGAAAGGGCTACAAATTAAATCTTGCTTAATTAAGGAGAAAAAATATGACAAGACTAACAACTCTAGACCTACCCAACTTTAACAGAGCTACTATTGGCTTTGATAGACTATTTAATGAACTTGAAAGAGGTTTTGCAAATAGCCCAAACGGAAACGGGTATCCTCCATACAACATTGCACAAATTGACGAAGATGAGTATATGATCTCATTGGCTGTTGCCGGCTTTGGTATGGACAATCTTTCAATTGAAAAAGATGGAAACACTTTAAAGATTGAAGGTACTGCTCCTAAAGGAGACGATGATGTCAATTACCTACACAAAGGTATTGGCGGACGCAACTTCCGCAGAGAGTTTACACTTGCAGATCACGTAGATGTAGTTACTGCAAACTTAGAACTAGGTATGCTAAATGTACACCTAAAGCGTGAGCTTCCAGAAGAGCTACAACCTAAGAAAATTAAGATCAATGACGGTCTTACAATCGAGGGAGAAAGCAAGTAAAGCGTCTAGGGGGGTGGTAACGCCCCCCATTTACTTAGGAGAAACAAATGACAGACATAGACCTAGAAGAAGTTATTAAGATCGATGAAAAGATTGAAGAAAAGATTACTGAGCCTTTAAAGCACAAAGTAGTATTTTTGAATGATGATCAAACTCCAATGGAATGGGTAATTGATGTATTAACTAACATTTTCAATCACTCGCAAGAAACTGCTGAAAAGATTACACTTCAGATTCATGCAGAAGGTTCCGGTGTTGCAGGTATATACAGTTACGAGATAGCTGAACACAAGGCTATTGAAACTGTAAATGCTAGTAGAGACAAAGGGTTTCCGCTAAATGTGAGGATTGAACAAGAATAACATGAGTAATTTAAAAGAACTAACCTGGGAACATCATAAGAATGCAGAAAGGCAAGAATTTGCTAGTTTAATGATGTCTGGTAAAATTAATCCAGACTTGTATGCTACATACTTGTGGAACCAACATAAAAAATACGATCTACTTGAAGCTATTGCGGCACCTATGGGATTGTTTTCAACACTAGGTGACATTCGTCGTAAACTTTTAATTGAAGAAGATTTTAGAGAACTTTGGAAACATACTGAAGAGCCTATTATTACTCAAAGTACACACGAATATATAATGCATATGCGAGACCTTATTGGCAATGCTGACAAACTAACTGCTCATATGTATGTATTATACATGGGTGACCTTAGTGGTGGCCAGATGATTAAGAAACGTATACCGGGTGCAGGTAAAATGTATGACTTTGAAGGCGATACAAAAGCTATCAAAGAAAGCATTAGAGCAATGTGCAATGACGATATGGCAGAAGAAGCAAAATATGTGTTTGACTCTGCAACAAAATTATTTCAAGAATTGATGGAGTTAAATATTGAGCCTTATATGGAACAAACTAATTGAATGTCAAAATGAGATTATTTCAATCTTTGACGAGCAAGCTAAAGAAATTAATGAACCCGGACTTGATTATTTTAACCGCCCCGATGGTGGTTGGGTTAACCGCGTTTGGGCTAATGATAATGTTAGACGAGCTCACATTGATGTAGTCGATGCACGTGAGTCTAAAGGCTTGTGGATGATGCATGTATGCATCTTTCCAACACTAGACAATCCAGCACCTATTTACGGCTTTGATGTCATTGCCGGCAAGAACAAAATGACTGGAGCCTTCCACGACTTTAGTGCAAGTGCTGATCCTAATCATCCTATGATACAAGGTTACTTTGAAAGTGTAGAACATTTTGTTCCTAAGAAAAGACGTGAACTACCAGAATGGGCTACAAATATTTTTACAGAAAAAATGCTTGCCGCTAGTAATGTAAACACAGACGAAGAAGCAACAGAAATTATTCGTATTGCACTAGATAACTTGCGAGCATACTTTGATGAAGTAGGATTATCAAAAGGCGAAGGCGATAGAGCAATAGTTGCCGCAAGTCAAGACTATTACTGTCATAACCAGCAACAGAATCCGCATACTCCTAATGTAATGAAGTCATTAGGTCTCAACGAAGATGATGTAGACAAGTTCTGCACAGACATGTTGTTTCCTAAACTTGCATAAATACATTAACGGGAGTAGATAAAATGCGTTTCAATGACTTTAAACTAGTAGAATCAAAAAAATTATACGAAACGGCTAATGCTGGGCTTGAAGCTCAACATGCCATTCATGATATTGAAGCTATTAGTGATGCTGTACCTGCAATGGATCCACAGTTGAAAGCAAGCATTTTATCTAACTTACAAAATCTTGCTTCAAAGGTTGGAGATTTTGTTGCTAAGAATATAAAGCAAACTCAACCTACTCAACAAGCACAACCACAAGCACAGCCTAACGATCCAAATGCTACAGTAGAAGAAGCAGTAGCAGAAGTAAACAGTGAAGATCAAGAAGCACAAGCGGCACTTGCAAAACTAAAAGCTGACATTGCCGCAATTGAATCAAGTAACATTGATGACAGTATCAAAGCAAGTTTCTTAGCAAGTCTAAATGAAACACTAGATAAACTTACACAAGCATCAGAAAGAATAACTGCTTCACGTGATACAGCACGTAGCGAACGTGACGAAGCAATTAACTTTGTTAAAGAAGTTACAGGAGTACTTGTAACACTAGGTAACAAGGTACAAGGCTTCCAAGAAGACACTGATACAGAATCAATGACAGCCAAAGATAGAGCATCATTTAAAAAGATGGCTGTTAATGCAGAGAAGTTTACTAAAACACTAAAGCAAGCTCTGTTTGGTAAAATACTTGACATGCAAGAAGGCAGTGATGTTACTGGACAAGAAATAAAAGAATTTTTAGAAGCATGTGTACGTGGCGATGTAATTAACATGCTACAAGTTATTGGCACAAGCCAAGGTAATATTAAAGATCATGTTAATCCAAAATATCAAAAAGTGTTTGATGTATTTGTAGAAGAAAACATCTTTAGTTATGCGCCAGGCACAACATCAGGTGCTATTGGTCCAGGCGAAATGGCTCTGTCAATGATGGGTAACCCTGCTGAAAAAGGCAAGAAGGGCGACTTGAAGATTGGTGACGAAGAAGTTGAAATCAAAGCGAGTGCAAAAACAGGTGGACGCTTTAACAGTAAAGCTATTGCTAAAGCAACTACAGGTTGGCAAACTTGGGCTCAAAAGATTAACGACATAATGACTCAAGCACCAGAAGATGCAACTATATCAGTTACACAAAAAGATGGTTCAGAAAAACTTATTCCTGCACGTGAGTACAATGGTAACAGACACAATGTAATCAAAGGCAAAGCCAAAGAAGGTAGCAAGTACAATTGGAATGCATCAGGCTTTAAAGCTCTAAACATTGAAGTATTACAACCTTACTCAAACTTACGACAAACGTTTGACTTGTTTGAATCTACTATACGAGCTCTTGTACAGAACTATGACAAACTAAGTAAACCACAACAAGGTAATTCACATCACAAGCCATTTAATCCAGGTGACTTGATTGAAGCCGCTATCAACGATGACGGCACAGTTGATATGAAGAAAATGAATATTGCGTATTCTAAAATTGCATATGCAAGTTATCACTTAGCAGATGGTATTACAACTGTTATGCTTCTAAGAACTGATAACTTAGAGTACACTATATTTAGAAACGCAGACGAACTAGTTGATCAAATGAACAGCGACAGTATTATTACTGGCGGTGGATTTAACTGGAATGACGATCAACAAACACCTACTCCAGGTTATATAGCTTCCTAACTTTTTATATCTAAACCCATACTTTTGCTAGGTTGTATTCTCACGACTCTAATGCTATATTAGTACAAAGGAGAAACTCTATGGAACTATTAATAATGATTATAGTAATTGGTTTAACTATCCCGTTTGTAGGATTGCTTTGGATGTTCTATGATATGTTCAAGTAACGCTAGGAAATCCGTACTTTTTCATTTTAGCAATTAAATTGGTTCTGCCTATCTTTAATAGTTTGGCAGCCTTAGTTTGATTGCCTTCAGATCTTGCAAGTGCATCACTAATTCTATCACGTTCAAGCATTTCAACTTCATCAGGTAATGCAGTTTCAAATTTAAGTTGCTCGTGATATTCGGCAAGTTCTCCGCATATGTTCCAAAGTGCTTCTTGTTCTTCTCGGTATTTTTGAGTTTCTAAATCATTCATATTGTATTTATTACTGTATAATTTTTGGTGTAGTTATTATGTAGGTGTAAAAATATTTACACTTAACGCTAAATACAAACGCAGGGCACAGAATAATAAATACAAACGGAGGATCTTATGAAAAGATTATTATTATTAGCGGCTATATTTATTACCTTTGCTCCCAACATTGCGGCTAGCGAACTAAATTGGGGTTTCAAAAATCCTAGTTTTAGTGGACAAGGCTATTCATCGCACGTATTAAGTGCTGAACAGCTACAGTTTAATCGCAAGCAAGACATTGAAAAAGAGGCAGAAGCAGAGGCAAGAAGAATAGAACGCGAACTAGAAAACAGTACTCTTAATAAGTTTTTAAAGAACGTAGAGAGTAGAATATATGCACAAATATCCAAACAGATGGTTGATGCAATGTTTGCAGATTGTACAGATACGTGTTCTAACACAGGCACAGCAGAGATTGAAGGTTCAACAATAACTTGGATAAAAGCAGACGGGATGATAACTTTGACTATTGTAGGTGAAGACGGTACAGTAACAGAGATAGCAATACCGGCAGATGGAGATTTTAGCTTTTAACATGAAAGTACTCATTGCCCTATTATCACTAGCATTGCTAGGCGGGTGTGCTATGAATCCTAGTTTACAAACGTTAAGAGATTCAGAGACGTCACCTGTAGTACAGGAATCACCAATCGCAGAACGATTAGAAGATGTACCTGTAATTGATGGACCCAAGATTACAATAGCTGTTTATAGTTTTAGTGATAAAACAGGACAGCGAAAACCAAGCGATGCTGTATCAAATTTGAGTTCAGCAGTAACACAAGGTGGTGAAGTTTGGGTAATCAAAGCTCTGCAAGATATAGGAAACGAAGGGTGGTTCGAAGTAGTTGAACGAGTAGGGATGGATAATCTCATTAAAGAAAGACAACTTATTCGACAAACACGTGAGCAGTACGAAGGCAAAGAAGCTACTAATTTACAGCCGTTGTTATTCGCAGGGCTTATTTTAGAGGGAGGCATAATTGGGTATGACAGCAATGTTGCTGTTGGAGGTGCAGGCGCAAGATGGCTAGGCGTTGGTTCTCAAACTCAATACAGAATAGATACCGTTACTATAGCATTAAGAATTGTTAGTGTAAGTACGGGGAAGGTGCTTTTAAGCATAGCAACTGAAAAAACGATTGCAAGCCATCAGTCCGGAGCGGACATATTTAAGTTCCTAGATATGGGGACTAGATTGTTAGAAACTGAGATAGGATTTTCAGTTAACGAACCGGTAAACTACGCTACAAGGGCTGCCATCGAGCAGGCAGTAGTTGAGTTAGTTTACGAAGGAGAAAAAAAGGGACTTTGGAAGTTTAAAGATAGAACATACACAGGAACATTACCTGCAACTAGACCATTAAAACTAAGCGAAGCATTAGAAAAATGGCCAGATCAAAGATTGTATTGTGATGCAACTGATATGTGTTATCCGGCAACGGCTAAAGATAACAACCAAATGAGGGATAATAATGAAGTTAAAGATGTTAACATTGTCGTTGATGACACTGCTAATGACGACTCCGGCTCTGGCGAATGATATCTATATTACACAAGTAGGTGATAATTTAGATTTAGACATTACACAAGACGGGTCTGATAACCAGTTTGGTGATAGCACTACCGGTGTTTCACTAGCAGGTGACGGCATGGTGTTCTCAATTACACAAACGGGCGACAGCAATGATATTGCGGCAGTTATTAATGGTGATTCATATACTGGTACATGGGTATTTACTGGTAACACAAACGTAGTAGATTTTAAATGTGACAGTCTAGGTACCGCAGGTGCAGGCAACTGTGAATCTGTTGATCTTGATATTACTACTACAGGTGATGACAATACTTTTAAATTTTATATAGGCGAAAACTCAGACGCTGAAGGGGCTGATGTAACATTTACTGTTACTGGCGACGACAACGTAGTTGATGCTGATATAGATGGTATAGATTCAACTGTAACCGTTGTAGTAAACAACAGTACTAGTTTACACTCTGGTGGTGCTACTAGTGCAACTGACAATACCTTAAGTTCAACTAATGCAGGTAACATTATTGATATAGACGTAGATGGTGCTGGTGATGCAAACGGACACTTGATAGACTTAACAGTCACAGGTGGAGGTAATGTATTCACTATTACACAAAGCGGCACAGGCGATAACGTAATTGATGCAACTTTTACAACTGAAGGTAGTACAGTAGACATTACGCAGAGCGATTAGTATGAAAATACTAATTCTCGTTTTATCCGTTTTTCTGGCTAGTTCAACGTTGGCGAATGCCCAAATAGGCACCGTAACAGAACTTAACGGAGTTGGACAGATAAAACGTGACAAGGATATAATAGGCAACGACACAGGCACGTCTGTTGAACAAATGGACGAAGCAATTACAGAAAAGGGCAGGATGCGTATTGACTTTGTTGATGACACACGATTAGATGTTGTTGATCATAGCAGAGTAGTTATTGACGAATTTATATACGATCCTGCTACAGGCACAGGGAAACTAGATATTAGAGCAAGCATTGGTGCTGTTCGATATGCTAGTGGACAGATTGCCAAAAACTCAAGACAGCAAGTAAGATTAAGAACTCCAACAGCAACTATTTCTGTACGTGGCACAGACTTTGCTATGATTGTAAATGAAATTGGCGAAAGTTATGTAACATTACTACCTAGTTGCGAATATGACGGAATGGGCAACGAGCTCGAATGTGTAACCGGAGAAATTAAAGTAGAAAATGACGGCGGCTATGTTATTATGAATCAAGCATTTCAAATGACTCGTGTTAATAGTTACAGCCAGCGTCCTAGTCCTCCTGTTATTGTTGACCTTACCGAACCACAGATTACAGGTATGCTTATAGTAAGACGCAAAGATCCTATTACTACAGCACAAGAAAAAGTATATCTAGAACAAAGAAAAACAGACATATTAAGTTTTGATTTTTTAAAGTTTGACGAATTAGAACAAGATGAACTTGTAGACAGCATCAAAGACATATGGGTAACAGAGTTAGATAGAGGTGCTGACTATTATCTACGTGAACAGTTGCTAAATATGATTGACGAGTTAAACAAGGCCTTATTAAAAAGTTTTCAAGATGAGCTACAAAAACAAAACGAAGAATTTTTTAAAGATAGAGCGTTAGGCTACGATGAAGATACAGGCATGTTTATAGATTTTGAAGATCCGATGTGGCACATACGCAGACAGGATGTTAGTATAGAGAATACAATAGACATATATCTACACAACGAGTATGGATATAAACTTAATATAGAGCAGGGTGATGAAGCAGTATACGATTATATGCTTGGCGTTGGCAACAACAATATTAATATCAAACAACGCTAGGGCAAATGACATTTATATCAACCAAGTAGGTGACAACTTGGAAATGCAAGTTATACAAGATGGCGATAACAACTATTTCCAGTATTGTACAAACGGCAATGATTCAAATTGTAAAGATGTAAACGGCAACGCACACGGTCGGGCAGACGGATTTACTAGTGACGATGCTATAGTGAATAGTGGTACAGTTGGCAACGATAATAAAGTTGTTGTAGCACACGCTACTGGAACAGGCAATAATAACATCAATGAAACAAACATTGGAATCATAGGTGATCGCAACAAAGTACAAAACTTCTTTTCAAACCACAGTAGTGGAAGCCACAATTATAGTAATCAAGATTGGGGCGGTACTAAAGAAACTAATATTATGATTACAGGCGATGACAATTATGTAAAGGTTGACAGCGATAGTTATGGAGAAGTATATAGTGAGATTGAAGTAACTGGTGATGACAACAGTGTAATACTATGGCAAAGGTCAATGAATAATAGTGCTTCAATAGACGTAACCAATGCAGGCGGCCCTAGTACTGTTACTGTTCATCAACTTGGTAGTAGTTACCAAGACACAGGATTAAACACATACGGTATTTCACAGACATGCGCTAATGCCAATGGTTGTTCAGTCACTGTGACGCAAAACTAAATAAATACTACTGACAGAGGGCAATACTGTCAGAAAGTAGGGCGTAGTGATAGATCCAATTACAGCGATTGCTGGAGCAACCGCGGCGTTCAACACAATAAAGCAAGGCTTTGCAGTTGGACGTGACATAGAATCAATGGCTGGCGATCTCGGAAGATGGATGGGAGCAGTCAGTGATATCAAAAAAGCAGAGGAACTCAATAAAAAACCTCCGCTATTCAAAAAACTTTTCCAAGCAGGTAGTGTTGAAGAAGAAGCAATGCAAATCTTTATGGCTAAAAAGAAAGCCCAAGATATGCGAGAAGAACTGAAACAGATTATTAGTTTTACTAGAGGTCCAAGTGCTTGGGAAGAACTTCTAAAAACAGAAGCAGACATCCGTAAGAAAAGACAAAAAGCAATATACGATCAAGAAGAAAGACAAAGAGCATTTATTGAAGGAACTGCCATTGTTATAGGACTTTTGATATTAGTTGGAGGAGTATTAGCGTTATTTTGGTTTGTAGCAAAAGCGAGGGGCATGATATAGATAATGGTATACAAATACCAAGACTACATATACGTACACGATTATGGTCGCGGCAAACTTTACAAAGGAGATCATTTACTTTTTAAAGGAAATGCTTGGAGCGGCATTATAGAGTTTCTCAATGCTACAAACAATGCTTCAGAAGTAAGAGAAATGTTCAAAGCTCAACTTGAACAGCGCGAAGTAGTAAAATTTAGACAACATCAAGGAAACATAGAAAAATGATACACGCATTTATGCTAGTAGTACTATTAGGTGGTGAGATACAACCGAGCCCTATGTATTTTAGAAGTATTGATGTTTGTCAATATTATGCTAAACGTATACCGAGACAGTATGGTAACTACGGATCAAAGTATCTAATACCGGCAGAGCATAGAATTACAGCATATTGTAAGCCTGTAAAGGTTCAAGATGGTCCATACATATACGATCACTAATAAATAGAGTTATAAAACAAAAGTTAATAGGAATTTAAAAATGAAAAGATTACTAAGCCCTTGGTGGGCATTATTAACACTAGGGGTATTAGTATATGCGTTTGCAAATCCTAATAATTTTTTGCAAAGTATCAAACTAAATTACTTTGATCAACTGATTATTAATCAAGAACCAACGCAAAACAATATCTTTGTAGCAGAAATTGACGATGCTACTATAGACAAGTTTGGACAATATCCTTTTCCAAGACACATATACTCAAACATTATTATTGACTTATATGACAAAGGAGCAGGGCTAGTTGTATGGAATATAATGATGCCCGAAGCAGACCGATTAGGTGGTGACGCTGATCTTGCAACAACAATGAGTCAGCTACCAGTTATACTAGCAAGTCGTCCCAGCGACAAAACAAAGAACGAACCTATAAATCCTGGGGCCGCAATATTACAAGCACAGTTTTTAGATCGCATATTACCATACGGCGGTATTATTGCAAATATTCCAGAACTTGAAAATAATAGTGTTGGGGCAGGAATCGTTTCAACTGAGCCGGAGATAGATGGTGTTGTAAGACGCATGCCAACTGTCGCTGTCGTAGACGGTACACTATATCCTAGCCTAGCATTAGAAACTCTACGTGTTATTGCAGGCGATCCTAATTTCCAAATTAAACTTAATCAGTTTGGTATTGAAAAAATGCGTATACCAAACTTTGGTCCAATACCTACTGACTCAGAAGGGCGTGTATGGATAGACTGGAGTCAACGTTCTAATCGTATAAGCGTAACTGACTTATATAAAGAAGATGGTATAATGTCATTTCAAGGTGCAATAGTAATAGTAGATGTTACAGCAACAGGTGTAGCAAACCCTGTTCCAACAGCAATAGGCGCACAATATGCAGGAACTACACAAGCGGCTGTACTAGGTACAATGTTTAATGGTACAAATATACAGCGTCCTGATTGGGCACCTGATGCAGAACTGTTAGCACTAGCTATAGGTGGGTTATTGCTTATACTACTCAGCCGTTGGATGTGGTTAGGTCTTGTTACAACAGTTGTAATGATAGGCGGAGTTGTACCTTACAGCATATATGCGTACACAACAGAAAAGTTTCTTTTAGATGTTACAGCACCTGTTATAGTATTTGTAATAATTGCATTGCAAGTATATGGTATCAAATTTGTACGAGAATTCTTAGAAAAGCAAGCAATAAAGAAACAGTTCGCAGGATACGCATCACCTACTGTAGTACGCTTATTACAGGAAAATCCGGCACTTATTAAAGACGGTATGAAACGAGAAGTAAGCATACTGTTCTCAGACTTGCGTGGCTTTACTCCACTAGGTGAATCATTTGGTGATGACGTAAAAGGACTTACCAAAATAATGAATGGCTATATGGATGCGATTACACAACCGGTGCTAGACGCAGACGGAATGATAATCAAGTATATTGGTGATGCTAGTATGCACATACACAACGCACCTATAGATGATCCTCATCATCCACGAACCGCAGTGGAGACAGGATTATTAATGTTAAAAGCGGTGGAGAAGTTTAATGATAAAATTACAGCAGAAGGACGACCACCTGTCGGTATGGGTGCGGGAATCAATACAGGACTGGGCTATCTTGGAGAAATGGGTAGCACCGCAAGACATTCGTACGATGTACTTGGAGACGCAGTCAGTACCGCCGCAAGAATCGAAAGCAAATGTAAAGAATACGGATGTCTACTCTTAGTTGGAGATGCAACTTATCAACAAACTAAAGACAACTTCTTTTACTTAAAGGTAGATGACTTGCAAGTAAAAGGTAAAAGTGTAGGATTAAGTATATACACTGTACTTGATGTTAAAGGAACACACGCCCAAAAGAAAAGTCAAGAAATGCACGAGCGTATGCACGATGCATATAGATCACAGAAGTTTGATGAAGCAATATATATTTGCGAAAGATTAAAACGTCATTTTGATGGCAAGATGGAAGGCTATTATGACATGTGGATTGAACGTTGTGAGTTCCAAAAAACTCAAGATTTACCGTCTGATTGGAATGGTGTGTTTATTGCTACAAGTAAGTAGTAGCAAGACACACAGTGGTTGCTAATAAACTTAGTATCAACGCACCAATACCAATACCACACACCCAATCACTATTGGCCCGTACCATTTCGCTAATAGTTTCCAAGGCACTGTTGACCGGTGTGGGTAATTGTAAATTACTTTTTTCCACTTTTATTCCCCGTAGAGTTGAAGGTGTCATTATCTAAATCAGTGTATTTTTGAACTATTTCTTCTAACTCTTTTCGTTTCTCTTTGTTAAGTTTTGCTTCATTTTCTAAAACCATACTTAACTTGGTATTCATTCTTATCATGTCATTGTCTAACATACGCACACGATCAACAAGTTTGATTAATGTACCCATTGTTTCTCCTATAACAGGATCAATTACAGTTGTTACCCATTGCCAGATAAAGTAGATAAAATAACCCATGCCTATAGCGGCAATAATAGGAAATCCATAGTCACTTACCATTGAACCAATTGTGGTTCCTTGTTCTATAACTACTGTTGGATTTTCCATCTAGTCTCTCCTAGCATCGTCTTTACCTTCATTGGCAGCGATTCTATCTACATTAGGTTTAATGTCTAAAGCATGGCTTAGGAGAGCATCAATTTTTACTAAATCATTATTCATAGTCTGTACTCGGTTGTCGAGTTGACCTATAATGTTTTTTAATGTTGTTACTGAGTCGGTTACACCTGCTAGGATAAATTTTAGGGTTAGAAAAACAAACCCACCTGCGGCTAGTGCTCCTGCTATAGGAAAACCGACTTCCCCAACAAGTGTTAGAAAGTCCATATTCAAACGCCCTCACGCTTTGCTTATATAACAGTATTTATGTTAGATAAATATTTTATGAAGCACACTTATACATTTTTTTTCACAATATTATTCACTGGATGCAGTACATATCTACTTTCCGATCCTACTACAGAAGCCGCAACAATAGAAGTTAATAAAAATAATCCTTTAATACAAGCAAATGACTATTTAGGTTATCATGAAGATACGCACCGAGCTGAAATAGAAGAATTTACAGGAGTTGATCCTGTTTATACTCAATGGTGTGCGGCATTTGTAAATGCCGTACTAGAAGAAAGTAACTTAGCAAGTCTAAACACTCCCGGTGCTAGTCATTGTCAAAGTTGCAAGGAAAATTTACCACACCCTTATCCTTTGACTGCACGAAGTTTTTTGCACTACGGTATTTCTATATCTAAAGAAGATGTAATGCCCGGCGACCTAGTTATATTTCCTAGAGGTAATGAAGTATGGAAGGGACATGTTGGATTTTATTTACGTACAGTAGAAGTAAACGGAGTTGAATACTATTGGATACTAGGTGGAAATCAAAGTAACAAAGTTAGTGTAGTATTATATAGATCTTCAAAAGCCTTAGGTATTAGACGCCCAGTAAAATTAATTAATGGTTGACATATCTCTAAAAAGGTGTTAGTATATACATATTGACTAAGGAGAATATATATGATCGAAGGTTTTAAGTTACCTCAGGTAACATTTAAAACACGGGTCCGAGATGATAGTATTGACGGCCCAAACCCTTTCCGTTGGGAAGACAAAACTACTGATGATTATTTTAAAGGAAAACGAGTAGTACTTTTCAGTTTACCAGGTGCATTTACACCTACCTGCTCAACATATCAATTACCAGGTTTTGAAGAAAACTACAATAAGATTAAATCTTTTGGAGTTGACGAAATCTATTGTATGAGTGTTAATGATGCATTTGTTATGAATGCATGGGCAAAAGCACAGTGTATTGAACGTGTGAAAGTTATTCCAGATGGCTCAGGAAACTTTACAAGATTCATGGGTATGCTTATTGGTAAAAACCATTTAGGCTTTGGTTTACGCAGTTGGCGATACATGGCAATTATCAACGATGGTGTTGTAGAGAAATGGTGGCAAGAGCCAGGCATCAACAACGATGGGGTTGACGATGATCCGTATGTGGCATCAACACCTGAAAACTGTATTACATATTTAGATAACGAAGAAATAACAATTGACTAGTTATCGGTATTATGATTGGAGTGCGCTCATTAACAATGACTCAAGAGAGCATTGTGCTAGAGACATTAAGGATACTGTTGCTCAAGGTAGATTTTGGCATAACAGTCCTCCCTATCAGACTAACATAAACATTTTTACTTTGCCAGGACAGCACTGGACTAATTTAAAAATGAGTTTTATTTGGAGTTGTTTTGCATATATGCAAAAAGAAGTTCAAATACGAGCTGTTAAGAGCTGGGGATATATGACATCACTTCAACGTGCTGAAAATAGAGATAAACTTTGGCACAATCATATACGTCCTGATGCACAAGTGTTAAGTGGTGTATTCTACTTGTATATGCCACCTAACATTAACTTGGATACAGCAGGAACAGAATTTGCACCTAACGGTGTAAATGATCCAGATAGTTTTCACTTTGCACCTGCAAAGATAGGACACTGGATAATATGGCCGGGTAAGGAATGGCACCGCCCGGGTATCTTACAATCAGAAAAAGATCGGTTCATTGTGGCAGCCGATATGGAGTATTAAAATGGCAACAACTGAAGAAAAAACAGAACTAGTAGAAACTCTCAAAGGTCCTCGCTTTTATCGACTTTCAGTAAATGGGTACGGCGGCGAAGGTGCATACATTAATATTTCAAAAGAAGCACACGACTTTTGGAACAACCATATTGATGAAAATGGTGATGGAGACTTTGTACAGTATCTAGTAAACGATGATCCTGATGATATTGAATACGAAGATCTCGACGAAGTTCCGCCAGAAGCAGATTTCTTAAAAGTAAAAGGCGAAGACTACAAACAACAGTGGTTTGAAGCAGAGGATGAGTTTTGTCACCAGTACGGTGTTGAATACGGAAGTGCTTGGTTGACTGTTGACGAAGTTGCTTCGGACGATTATTCAGCGGCACATATTGCTGACGTTATCGAAAGTAAAAATGTTTCTGAGCTAATTGATGAAATTGGTGAAGAAACAGACTGGGAAGTTGAATTACAAGATAGTACCGAAGACGACTGGTATGAGAAACAAGGTGACTATGTATGTCAAATGTATTCGAGTGAAAAAGGTTCTTTTATTGATGCTGTAATCGAAACAGTAGGCGACTTTGATCCTAAAAAACTAAAGTTTTATATTACTGAATATCCAAACGGTGAAGACATTATCGATAGTATATCTTACGACGGCGAAGAATTAGAAAACAACGGCGGTGATACTAACGGTAAAGGATACTATGGACATGTTTGGAGCAATGTAGAGTAAATACAATATGGATGATAAACCACTAATTTTTAAAGCAGAAGAAATCTTCACAGATATACCCGGTGATGACAAAAACATCAATATGAAAATACCTGATGAAATAATGGAGTCACAAGGATGGAAACCAGGCGATACTATTAAAGTAGAGATCGGAGACCAGGGTACTATCATTATAACTAAAGTAGACGAAAAGGAGTAACATTGGCAAAGAATTCAGACTTACTAGAAGTCGAAGGTATAATAGTAGACGTTTTACCTAATCAAATGTTCAAAGTAAAGATACATAATGAACATATCATAACTTGTTATACAGGTGGCAAAATGCGCCAGTTTAGAATTAGACTAATATTAGGCGACAAAGTACGAATAGAAATGACACCATATGATCTCACAAAAGGACGTATAACATATAGACTTTAATTTGTAAGTCATTGATTTTGCTAATCTTTTAGTTCTTGACAATCTTGCCTTTTGAGTGTATTATATACATATACACTAAAAAAGCAGAGGCACAATATGAACATTACTATTAAAGGCGGTTCAGCAACACAAAAGAAATACACAAAAAGTATCGTAGAATTTTGTGTGAAAAAAATGATGCCTCGCATGAATGACTTAGATATCATTATACGATTAAAAAATATCAAAGAAAATGCATACGGATATTGTCATGCTGATCCCGAAGGTGGCGCAGAGAGACTAGATCGTCCTCGTGAATTTGAGTTAGAAATCCACAACAAAATGAAGTTACGTAAGTTATTACTAACTGTTGCACACGAAATGGTACATGTAAAGCAATATGCTCGTGGCGAGTTGTATCAAGGTACACGCATAGCTAAACATCGCTGGCAGGGTAAGTGGGTAAGTAATAATTTAGATTATTGGGATCAGCCGTGGGAAATTGAAGCGGCAGGTCGCGAAGTAGGATTATTTGTACAGTGGGCAGAAAAGAATAAAATTGGCCACTTGAAATGGACTCATGACGAATAATTTAAAAAAGTGGTTGACACTTAACTTAAAGTAGTGTATAGTATAACTATAATGAACTTAAGGCTTAGGAGGCACTTATGAAAAGGCAACTAATACTAGCAACAATCGGAGCAATCGCACTTAGTGGTTGTTCATCAATGAACCCATGGTCTGCCAATAGAATGGTAGAACTTGATAAAATTGAAGCAGAAGACGGCTTCAAAGTACCTAAGTATATTACTGAACCACAAGACGATGATATTGGTGTAGGCATTGGTAGAGCTACCGATCCAGAAGCAAGTATCAACATGGCAACTCACTATGCTATTGTAGACTTGTGTCGTAAACTTTCACAAGAAGCAAAAAGTAAGACTAGATCTACTGCAACACAAAACTCTAAAGGTGGTAGTAGTTTAACATCAGTTACTGGTGCGATTGTGTCTGAAACATCTTGTTCAGCTAGAGTAGGTACACCTAAAGAACTTAACAAAGATATGTTTCAAAAAGGTAACGAGTTTGTTACATTTGTAAGACTTGAATCGTCTAATGTTGAGCAAAGCCTAACTAACCAGTTTAGTTCCGCTGACCAAAATATTGCTGACTCTTTGGATGTAAACTAATGTTTGGTCAAGGAGTCGCAACAGGATTCTTTATCGCGGTAATCGGTTTGCTTTTTTTAGCACCCGAGAGTGAAGAAAAAATCGTTGAGGTACTACCAGAAGAGTACTTTATGGAAACAAACATTCAAGACACTGTATGTATGGGTCCATTTCGTACTGAGGTAGTTGGCAGTCACATACAAAGTAGACGAATCACAAATTAAAGGTTGACATCTACCTTAAAGATGTTATATTAAAAGTACAGCTGAAAATAGAAGTAGGCTAATGTTGAAATTAAGTAAACGGAGTACAACATGATAAAGACGAAAGTCAACAAGAAACAAGCCATTCGAGCATTTGTTTCAAAATTCAAAACTCAATTTGATATGAAGGATGATGCTATTGATCTACGGACAATGGCTGATAACTATGACAACGGTATTATTCCGTTAGAGGATATTCATCAAGCAATTCTAACAGTACTAGGTCCTAACTTTGAACCACAGGCGTTTGATTACGATCCGAGTGACGGAGTAGAAATTGTAATGGGCAACGGAACAGCCCGAAATCCAAAATTCACATACATTGATTGGAGCCAGGCATATCTTTGGCCTATCTTCCAACGTGATGTAGCACCAAATCACACTAGCAAAATTTATTCAGATTTTGATCCTACATGTGTAATTGTACCTTGTGCAATTAAATTTACAATTAAAGGCAAAGAATATTATTGTATCTGGGACGGACACCATACTATCCAAGTATGCCGCTTAAAAGGATATAATAAGTTTCCTGTATGGTTTATTGATACAGATATTATTGAAGACGATGCTATTGCAAAAGCAGGGTTTGATCCTAAAACAGAACGAATTGAATACGGTTGTTGGCTTGCAGGGCACAACATGATCCGTATTAACTCTAAGAACAAGCGTAAACTTTCTCCGTATGATGAGTTTATGATCAAACTAGAAACTCGTGATGCAGACGCTGTTGCTATGATGAACATTTTACGCAAAAGCAACTGTACGCCTAAGCGTCATGCAACTATGGCAGGTGCGTTTACACAGATTAAAAGTGGGCAAGAGTGTTTTGAACTTGCTGACACATATGGCAACAAAGGACAGTATTGGGATCGTGCATTAAACTTCCATCGCACAGTATGGCCTAAGGCTCCGCTAGAGTTGGAGGTGTTTCGTCCGTTAAGTATCTTGTATCACAAAGCGGCAACACAAGGACTTGCATTAGATGCTAACTTTGATAAAGAGCTAGAATCATTGTTAGTTGATACATACGGCGATCCAACAACTGTACAAGAAACTATCAAGGAAAGCTACTGGGATGCCTACTACAATAGCAAAGGCACAGGCCGTCCTGCAGAACACGACAAGACTCGTGTTGTTGACGGGTTAGTTAACTTGTACAATCAAAAAGTTAATCGTGCTACACTTCCGCCGGCAGACTATGTTTGGAAAGTATAATGCATTTACTATACATCTTCCAAGATCCGCTTGGCGCAGATGATAGCAAAGCAGGTAAAACAAGTCACCCAGATGTACGTTTGGGTGTCTATCAAAACAGTTACTCTGCTCGCAGTCATTTAGCACAATTTGACTATGCGTTTTATGGTTCAAAGAAAGCTGTGGATAACTTAGAAAAAGCAATCAAAACAGACTTTGACTGGGATATTGAACAAGACGGACGAGGCTTTTCGGAATGGATCGGGCATCATACTAGTGCGCAAGTACTTGAAAAAGTTGAGGATATCATTGATGGATATCGTTCTAAAGTAACTAAAGTACCAGATGAGTTCTTACCGTTAAACATCAATAACTTACAAGCATTTAAAGAATGGTTGACAAATCAGTAGTAGATGCTATAATAGTTATAATAATTAGGCAAATGAGAGGCACAGAATATGACAACAACAATTTATAATCCAATTGGTTGGGCAAATAGAGTAAACAAGGATATAGTTCCTTTGAAAACAGTATCTACACAAGAAGCACTTGCAGTGGCTTGCGCCGCACAACGTATCAATGGTGGCTACATCAAGGACACCAGACGCTTTTCAGAGCCCGATAATAAAACACAATTTAGTAACAAAGACATTGTAAAGTTTGCATATCACGGTGACCCTGATTACTTGCCTATGGACTATGTGGCTCCTATTCCAACAGAAGAGGACTATGAGCAAGTTGCTGAAATACAAAAGTGGATGCGTCGATATGTAATGCTAGGACTTGCTGACTTAGACGGCTTCAAACGTGATATGATTAACAGCGTATCAGCAGATGTTGTGCCAGTAAACAACCTAGGCCGTGTTGCGTTTATACCTGAGTTTGTAAAACGTGATCAGCATGAAACAGGACTTACAAAAGAGATTCGTGTAGAGTATCGTGACAGTCAATACCTAGGCAAAGAGAAAGATGTTGTTGAAGGTGTTATTAAGATACTAGACAAGCGTTACAGCACACAGTGGGAGAGCTATAACTACACAGCAGTTATGGACGGCAACCTTTTGTCGTTTATGAACAAGTTCGAACACGAAGTAGGTACTATGAAACGTATCAAAGCAAAAGTAAAAGCACAAGGCAAGAATAAACTGTTTAGTGCAAACGAAACACGTCTTAACTACGTAAAACTATATAAGGTGTAACATGGCTAAGTTCAAACAATCATATTTCAAACCTGACTTTGACTTTGCACGTGATCTATTTGAAGGTCTAACGTGGAAAGAACCTAACTCAAAAGGCACAGGTACATATGACATCACACTAGAGCCTAAAGGCTTTACTTGTGACTGTCCCGGCTTTACCTTTCGTGGTAAATGTAAACACACCTTAAACGTAAACAATCGAATCAAGGAGGCTGTACATGGCCAAGTCCCCGAATACTACACCCTTTAATGGCATTAGTGCTAGTTTCACATATTCATATCCAGATTGGAATAATAGTTTTGCAAATGCATTGTTTAATGCGGCAGACAAAGAACGTAATGAAGCCGTTCAGAATGAACTAGCATGGCTTGACTATGTTGAAGATGAATTCATATCAGAAATGACTGAATATCCAGAAGCAGAACAAATTATAAAAAATATTCTTGATAAAGGAGTGTAATATGGAATTGTTCACAGCAAATACAGGCTGGTTGTTATTTACATATATTGTAGGAACAGGAGCAGGACTATACATGGGATACCGGTGGCAGTTACATAATGTTGCTGAATCAGTTATCGACAGTTTAATTGAACAAAAGTATCTTAAAACTCGTGGGGTTGGACAGAATGTTGAAATCCTAAAGCACACGGAATGGTGCGATGATCAAAATTCAAAATAAACTTCCTCGCGAAATTTATCTTGCATGTTCAGGCGGTATTGATAGTATGGCCGCACTTGACTTCTTAAGTAATAATCACGATGTTACAGTTTGCTTTTTTGATCATGAAACTGGTCATAGTAGAGAAGCATTAGAATTTGTTAGTAAACAAACAAAAAGATACAACTGTGGATTCATATACGGCAAAATAAATCGTAAAAAGCATAATAGAGAAAGCCAAGAAGAATTTTGGCGGGCAGAACGATACAAGTTCTTTCACAGTATTAATGCTCCTGTTGTAACAGCACATCATTTAGACGATTGTGTCGAAACTTGGGTATGGTCAAGTATGCACGGCACCGGCAAAATTATTCCTTATGCTAATAAAAATGTTATTCGTCCGTTCCGTCTAAACAAAAAACGAGAATTAGAGCTTTGGGCAAATTTACACGGAGTTGAATATATTGAGGATGACAGCAACGCTGATACGTGTTATACTCGTAACTATATTAGACATGAGATGATGCCAAACGTACTCAGGGTAAATCCTGGGATTCATAAGACTATTGCTAAGAAGGTAAAAGATGAAAGTTGGATTAAGCCTTAGTCGCTGTATGCGAGATATCGTAGAAGCACGGGTAGACTACGATGATGTACTAGTAATTATTGCTCGCACAGACTTTGATCCGCACGATGATGCACATTGGGGAGCAATCTGGGACGGATATCGCTACGGTGGAATGAGCAATGCCGAGTGGGCAGAAGCGGAGCCTAATGCAACAGACGAAGAAGCAAGCGAAATTTATCGCAACGTAGCTATTCGATTGTACGAAGGCGGCAAGTTTCATCAGCCGCGACAGTTTGGAGCTCATCCTCCGCGGATGCCCTACTATTGGTTGGAATGTGTTGTGCCTGAAGAAGAACATAATCCCGCACAACAGAAAGCGTGGGATAACTATAAGATGATTACAGGACTATCTTAATGAGTGAAGAAGATAAAAAGCGTAGCAAGGCACTAGACGGTCTCGCTGACCTCTCACAAGAGATGGAAAAGTCTCGCAAGATTTACGAGCACGATAATGACACTTGGTGGAACGGCTTAACTGAACAAGAACGTGAAGATGCGTTCTATGCTGTTGTGAAGCGTATTCATCAAGCCGAACTGAAAGATAAAGGCTCTTATCGTTATGCATTATATGATGTATTTGGATTCGACCCTGGTATGTACATGAAAGGTATGGATTGCGGTTATATGGCAATTCACAATGCTATTGTTAATGGTGAAGAAGATGACACTACCAATTGAAAGAACAAATGCAGTTCTAAATGTAGAACAATTTCTAATGGATCTAAGTAATCCAAGGAAGACACCGCGAGTACCCAGTGAAGTTCGCAAACAAGCACGTAACCTACTCAGGCACTATCCTCGCAAGTTTGACATGATGGATCCTGCGGAAAGTTTTGAACCTATCAAGGAATGGTCATATGAAAGTTAATATCGAAGAATACACAGACAACGGTGAAGATCAAAAAGTAGAAGTGCATATTGATCCTTGGGACACTTGGAGTATGGATCATACCCTTGCTCCTATTATCTTGCCTATGCTGATTCAACTTAAAAAAGAAACGCACGGTGCTCCTTGTGTTGACCTAGAGGATGTTCCAGAAGAGTTGCATCCTACTAATACAGAAGAATGGCAAAAGTTGTACAACGAAGGCGGCGAGACTGACGATAAGTTCTTTAAACGTTGGGATTGGGTCTTGGACGAAATGATCTATGCTTTTGACTGTAAAGCAAACAAAGATGATGTGATTATGCGATTTGAAGATCGAGAAGAAATACAAAAAGAACAAGACCGCATTTCGAACGGGTTCCTACTTTTTGGCAAATATTATGAAAACTTATGGGATTAGAAATGAATATACAACACGAGAATTTATTTGACATTGAAAAGGTGACAGCTCACTACACTGAAAAAGACGGTGAGCCTGTACACTATGTTTGCACTACAGACTTGAATGCAAGTGATGTGCCTGTAGACGTTTACTATAGAGCTACACCTCATCCTCAGTTTGGCAATCGTTACTTTGGTTTATACCACGATCATGTGCGCGGACACATGATGATTACAAACGCTGATATCGTAGAGTCACTTGAGTTCGGTATGATCGAAGTAGAAGGTAAGTATTATTATAGTCAATCACACCATGATTATAAAGTTGTAGGTGATAAAATGATTGACGGTGGAAGAGCATATATTAAAAGTAGTGGTGGTGCCGTTGCAATGCGTATCAAAGACGGCAAATTTTATATCAAAGAGTTGGAGGATATGATAGAACATTATGAAAAATAAAAAAGTTACTTTCGAAGAAACCCTCGACGACGATGATTGGGGTTTAATTATTGACTCAAACGGTAAACTAAAAGGATTGTTTATACCTGACGGCGCAGACGAAGATGATGTGCCTGAAAGTATTGTTGATCTCTGTGTTGCAGTGTTTGGAATTGATCCGTCAGAATTTGATGAAGACGAAGGACCTAGAGTGTATCACTAATGCAACCTATAGAAATTTTTGAATATAAAAAACGTTGGCAACGTAAAGGTGCTCACAGTGTAAGACTACACAGTGACCTAAGACGCCAAGGTAAAGAATATTGTAAAGTGCAAATGATGCCTCAACAATGGGACATATCAGAATATACTAACGTATATGAAGACACATTTCATTTTGAATACAAACAGGACGCAGATGCATTTTCTCGTCAATGGCCGGAGTACATAAATCAATGAAGTGGGTATTAGTATTAATTTTCATTACTAACGGAGAATCAAACTCAGATTATATTGGAGAGTTTGATTCTATGTATGACTGCTTTTATGCAAGAGAAGACCTTGCAAGACAAACAGGTTCCGATCGAACTGGATATTTTTTACCCGGAATGCAAGGAATATGCATAGCAACACAACAAGAGGAGTTGAAGTGAGTTGGAACAAGAAGCGAAACTTATTCTTATTACAGACTTTATTGAACAAAAGTTACGTAAAGAACAAGAACTTGATTTCTATCTAAAAGAATTAGAAGAACTACAACGTAAGATTGGTTGGTTACGTAGAGAAGTTGATCTTACAAATACAATTATTAGTATGATAAAAACAGAAACTGTATACGACATAAAAGAAGAAATGATTGCCAATAATGAAAACAGGGTAATTAAATTACCCGAGGATAATAAATGAGCGATATGTTTGAAATAACAAACGAAGCAATAGCAAATTTAGTTATGCTTGCTAAAGAAGGTGAAACAATGGATCCTATTGATTGGGGCGATTTAAACATCTCAGAAGACCAAGCATACGTAATGATGGCAGCCCATGTTTTAGAAATGGAAAGAAATCACTTGACAGATGGCGCAATTATTGTTAAACTATTAGTAGAGAACTTTGTATTAAACCTTAAACTGTTAGGAAAAAAATGAATATAATATATGAAAAAACAGCAATGCTAACTAACACACGTAGTGAAGTTGCAGTTGAAGCTGAAGTTGATAATATACAAGAACACAAATCACTAGATGCATTTATTGCAACTAATAAGATTCATATGCGTTGGAACGGGAAAGTATATGTGGGCAACGCACACGGCATGGAGTTTACTACGGCTGGACCAACTCAACGTGTAATTAACAAACAACGAGGTTTTTAATCTTGAAGGTATATTACACTAACGATGAAGCAGTATTGCAAGACAGTGTCAATGTCAAGCAAGATATGTCTATGGCATATCTACCGCCAGAGTTGTTAGGTAAACATATACCAGAAAAGATGAAACTAAGTGACTATGTACAATGTCCAGCGTTTACTGGCACTATTAGAAATACATATGCACTTAGATTTCCTTTTGATTTTACACTTAAGATAAACACACAAACTTGGAATATAGAATCAAATCGACCTGAGTTTGTAAAAACATATCTTACTCCACCTTACGATAATAGCGGAGTGTTACAGTTACACTTAGGAACATTATTTTTTGCAGACAAGTCGTGTGTAGCAGAGCAAGTACATCCTTATCTACACAGTAATAGCTTAACACAAAACGCAAACGTATTACAAGGTCAATTTGATATAGGAAAATGGTTTAGACCAATAAATCTTGCATTTCGTATCAACTCTACAGATAAAGAAGTTGTTATTGATTTTAATCGAGGTGATGTGTACAGTTATTTAAGACTTCATACTAACGAAAAAGTAAACATGTATGAGTTTGAAAACACACCAGATATAAACACAATAATGGCTCGTTGCGTAAGTTTTAAAAATGCAAAAACACAACCTCTAAAACAAATGTATGATAGTTTCTTAAGAAAAAAGTACAATAAGAAATTATTAAAATTAATCCAACAAAATAAAATAGGAGAAATATAATGCCTTTAATTCCAATGGTAGTAGAACAGGAGAGTCGAGGCGAACGCTCTTGGGACATTTATAGTCGTCTAATGAAGGACCGCATTATTATGCTTAATGGTCCAGTTGAAGATGTAATGGCTAATGTAGTCGTTGCACAAATGCTTTATTTGGAGAGTGAAAATCCTGACAAGGATATTAACTTATATATTAATTCACCTGGTGGGCAAGTAACAGCCGGACTTGCGATCTATGATACAATGCAATACATCAAATGTGATGTTAAAACTATTGTAATGGGTCAAGCATGTTCAATGGGTTCGTTCCTAGCACAAGCAGGTACAGCAGGTAAGCGTATTGTACTGCCCGAAAGTCGTACAATGATTCATAGAGTAAGTTCAGGCACACCAGGTACAAGTGGTAGTGTACATATTCAAGAACTACAAATTGAAGACATCAATCGACATTATGAAGAGTCACAAAAAATTAACAAGCGTCTTACAGAATTGTATGTCAAACACAATACCGCAGGTAAGTCCTATGAAGAACTGTTTGAAACAATGAAGTTTGATACTTTCTTGACAGCGCAAGAAGCAGTAGAAAATGGACTTGCTGATAAAGTAGTAGAGAAAAGATAATGGAAGTAGCAAGTAAAGATCCAGGCAAGTTTCACTTTTATGTGAGTCTTGTAAAAAGTGCAGTACGTATAGCCGCAGGTATTGCATTAATGATAGGCGGCTGGTACCTTGAAGAGTGGGGTACATGGATTATGGCAAGTGGCGGATTATTAATTGCCGCAGAAGTTTTAGGTATTGTGGAGGAACTATGAACCAAGTTGCAGATAAAGTTGCCGACCTTAAAGGCATTCCTACTAGAAACGAACTGTTAAAGTTGTTAAAAGAAAACGTGGTGGAAGTTACGTTTACCAAATTAAATGGCGATGAGCGTATAATGCCCTGTACGCTTGTCGAATCGTACCTTCCGCCCGCTCGCAAAGACGATGCAATTACTCAAAAGAAAGTTCGAGAGATATCTGATGCTGTTGTTGCAGTATGGGCTATCGAGTCTAAAGGTTTTCGTAGTTTCCGTTATGATAGAGTCAAAAAAGTTACAGTGTTAGATAACTTTTCAGTTGACAATAATACAAAAACGTAGTAGTATAAGTAATAAGCTGGAAGATTGGCTGAGTGGTTTAAAGCGGCGGATTACTAATCCGTTGTACGTGAGAGCGTACCGTGGGTTCGAATCCTACATCTTCCGCCAAGAAGCGGGTGTTGTGTAATGGTAAGACCTTAGCCTTCCAAGCTAATGATAGGAGTTCGATTCTCCTCACCCGCTCCAAAAGAAAGGAGTCGCATTATGCGACAAACAAAAGAACAACGTGAAGCAATTATTGCAGGTGCAGTAGCTCAGATAAAAGCAAACGTTGAAAAACTAAATAGTGGACCTATGGAACATACGTTAAAACGTAGAGCCGCACTTGAAAAGAAAGCGAATAAACGCAGATAAAAAATATGAATAATCCTGTTGTAAAAGTTGTTTATAGGCATTGGAAGACTGGTAAAGAATTAGAAGTTACTGGTAAAATAATTCCAATAAACGAGAACAGTGATCGAATAGTAGTATTGTGTGAAAATGGTGTGTACGAAGATATCATACGTGATACTATAATAAGTCAAACGCCGGCATAGCTCAGTTGGTAGAGCAACTGATTTGTAATCAGTAGGTCCCGAGTTCGAATCTTGGTGCCGGCACCATATTATTGCGCCTGTGGTGAAATTGGTAGACACGCTAGATTTAGGTTCTAGTGCTTTACGGCGTGGGGGTTCAAGTCCCTCCAGGCGCACCAAACAAAAAGAAAGGACCCTAAGATGAGAGAATGGGTATTCAATTGTTGGAATGTAGTAATGGATCATAATATGAATCCGCTGAGTAACATTCCAGACTTCAGTACACGACATATGATTATGCAAGTCCTTGCATGGATGTGGTGTATTGTATTTGCTATTATTGTAGGTAGTATGTGGGCAGGAGTGTTTAGTATGATGCTACATACATTATTACTAGGTGCTATCGCAATCACAGTAGCAACATTCGAAACAGCTAAACGCAATCCAAAAGCATTCCGTAGAGACAACGGTATTAATTCACGTGGATACGGTGGTGAACACGAATGAGTGAACAAACTAATTATTGTACCACAAAAGGATTGTTACCAGCATTCCTTATCATTGCTTTCTTTATTGTAGGCATTCCGTTATTAATGGTAGACAATGCAAAATATTGTAAGCAGAGTATTATTCCTTGTTATCCTTGGGTAACACCGGAGTAGGCTAAATACTTTTACAATGTTTAGTGCAGTCAAAGAAATAATTTGGCATTTAACGTGCAAGGGTTGTAGCAATTGGTTTACATATGCTACAATGGAAGATAAGTATTGCATTGAACGAACAACATTTCATTGTCCACACTGCGGGAAAAAAGGCAGAGTAGATAAAAAAGATGTTGACATAACAGAATAAAGAGTGTATTATAAATACATAATAAGAAATAAGGAATACTAACGTGTTAAGAACTGTACAACAATCGTCATTACAGAATTGGTGCCCAATACATGGAAGGGGTATGTCTTAACGCGACTTTATAAAAAAGTTATTTTAAGCAAGCCCCTAGTGTTAATTCATTAGGGGCTTTTTTTGTCGGTGAAGTGTTATGGTAGCACGGCGGTCTCCAAAACCGCAAGCGGGGGTTCGACTCCCTCCACCGATGCCAATTACTGGGGAATAGTCTAGAGGTAGGACGACTGTTTTTGATACAGTAGATCGTAGGTTCGAATCCTACTTCCCCAGCCAACACTAAGTGGCAGAGTGGCTATGCAACGGACTGCAACTCCGTGTACGCCGGTTCGATTCCGGCCTTAGTGTCCATTTTCGGTTGACATAGTATCAAATATGTCGTATAATAGTTGTATAATTAGGCACACAAGGGCATAAGGCTATGGCAATATTCGTAATCAGTGACACACACTTTAACCACGCAAACATCCTTGACTTTAAGGATTACGTTGGTAAGCCGTGTAGAGAGTTTGATAGTGTTGATCAAATGAACCAGTGTATGTTAGACAACTGGAACGATACAGTTGGTCCTAACGACACTGTTATTCACTGTGGTGACGTTCTTTTTGGTATGGACAAAGTTGATTGGTTAACAGCAAACTTTGCAAAGTTGCCTGGTAAGAAAAGACTTGTTCTTGGTAACCACGACAATGTAAAGCACCTTGCACCGTTCTTCAAAGATATCCAGTTATGGATTGATATGAGTGATAAAGGTTTAATCTTTACTCACACACCTTTGCACCCTAGCACACTTGCTGAGAAGCATAGGTTTGGTGACGGCGACTTGTTGAACGTACACGGACATATCCACACTAATCCTTCACCCGAAGGACCTTACAAGTGTGTTTGTGTTGAGCAGATCAACTTTACTCCGATAGACATAGATAGTTTGAGGGCGTGATGGCTAAGAAGGTTAGGCGCCCTCAAGCACCTAAGGTTAGGAATTGGGTAGCAAAACAAGTTCGTGATTTAGACGGACCTTTTCGTCCAAAGGTAATTAAAAACAAGGTTAAGAAGAAACCTAAGTATAACAGAATAGATTGGGATGATTGAACATCGTATGTACGAATTAGAAAAGTGGAAGAACGGTAAAATCGTTGAAAGACATATTGTCCTTGCCACACCCAAAAAAGCAACGTGGTATGCTTTACAAGGATGGGACGTATTTGATTACCACAAGAACTTAGATATGGAGCCAGAATATTATGAAACTGAAGGACTTTCAATTATTGGAAACTGATGTACCAAAAGGTGTACAAGCTATTGTTAACTTTGGTAAGTATGAACTTAGCATCGTTAACAACGAAGCGTCATACGGCAACAAACAGGGCTTGTTTGAAATTGCTGTATTCAAAGATGGTGAACAAACCGAACTTCCTGGTATTACCCAGCCTGGTGATACAGTAAAAGGCTTCTTGACAAGTGAAGAAGTTGATGCTATACTAACTAAAATGTACACAATAACAGGCAAAGAAGGCAAACAGATATGAGAACACAACCACAGGACATTATTGCACGTTTAGAAGCAGACAATAGTCGACTTGCAAAAGAAGCAATTCTAAAAGAAGCACACGAGGAAGGACTTCCAGAGTTCTTTGAAGGTCTTACAATGGCCCTTGACCCACTTGTTACATTTGGAGTTAAGCAAGTGCCTGAACGTTCAGATGTACTAAGTGGTCAAGGTCTTGAATGGCCCGTGTTCAAAGAATTGTGCCGTAAGTTACAAGACCGTAGCCTTACTGGTCACGCCGCTCGTGATGCAATTATTTTGTGTAAAGATACTGCTACTGAAGAACAATGGAACGGATGGTACCGTAGGATTCTTATCAAGGATTTGCGTTGCGGCGTTTCAGAAAAAACTGTAAACAAGATTGCACCAGGTACAGTACCTATGTTTACTTGTAGTCTAGCACATGACTCTGCTAACCACGAAAAGAAGATGGTTGGTAAAAAGCAAATTGAAATTAAACTAGACGGTGTTCGTGTACTTACAGTTATTCAAGGTGATAAGGTTGAGATGTTTAGTCGTAACGGTAAACAGTTTCACAACTTTGGTCACATCATTGCAGAGATTGAAGCAGTAATTAAAGAACACCCTGTGCCTTATCCGCTTGTACTAGACGGAGAAGTAATGAGTGCTAACTTCCAAGACCTTATGAAGCAAGTGCATCGTAAAGACGGTAAGCAATCAACTGATGCTGTACTACACTTGTTTGATACTATTCCATTAGGTTGTTTCAAAGCAGGTAGTTGGGACAAGCCACAGAGCTTTAGGAGCCTTATTACTAACCATTGGGTACGTGATCATCAAGACGCCTTAGCGCACGTACAAGCGTTGGATTGGGAAGATGTTGACTTGGACACACCCGAAGGTCAAGAACGCTTTGTAGCGTTAAATAAAGCGGCTGTAGACGGTGGTTATGAAGGTGTTATGATTAAGGACACTGATGCACCATACGAATGTAAGCGTACACACGCTTGGCTAAAGGCAAAACCATTTATAGAAGTAACATTGGAGGTAGTAGATGTTGAAGAAGGTACTGGCCGTAATGAAGGCAGACTTGGAGCGATTGTCTGCAACGGAGTCGACGACGGTAAGACTATTAGCGTTAATGTCGGTAGTGGCTTCACTGATGTTCATAGGGACGACTATTGGAATAATCGTGATGCTCTTATTGGCAATCTTGTAGAGGTGCGAGCAGATGCAATTACACAAAATCAAGACGGTACTTACTCGCTTCGTTTCCCAAGGTTCAAAACCTTCCGAGGATTCGAAGTTGGTGAAAAAGTCTAAAATACAAAGATACACCAAGAGCAAGGCAAACGAAAATGCTCGTTGCGTATGGGACTTAGAGCATGAAGGCTGAATATGTTCTCTACAAGTTTAACATGGCTGATGTAGAAGATCCCGACATCTATGCCGCCGCACCATTATACGAATGGCAACAAACACCAGAGGGAAAATGGTGTATGGAATATGCCGAAGATCCTAAGTATCATATTGCTGTAGATGACCACTCATATGGATACATAGTTACCGTTACAGGAACACTCAAAGACAAGTACGCAACATACTATGCTCTCAAAAAGCCTTGACTTTTTTAAAACTTGGCTATATACTAAAAATAATTGTTAATTGCTGTTAGGAGATAACAAATGGCACTGCCAAAGACAAAACGTAAAAAGCCTAGAGCCGCACCCCGTATTCAACGAGGAGCAAAACTTACAGAACCAAGTTGGGAAGGCTGGGAAGAGTGGGACGGACAGACAATTCAACGGCATCGCCGATCTACACATGAATTTTATTACGAACATTTTAAGCCTGCAGACTTATATGGTTATGTCCCGGAGTGGATGGAAGCAAACGATTATTCAAAAGAAGAAATTTCTGCACTAAAGGCAGCCCCTAATCATGTGTTAAGTATTACAGCAAGTATTGTTGCACGTATGGATATGAAAGGTGCGCCTCGTTACAGTAAGAAAGAAGCAGAATACTGGCATTCACTTCCTGGTACATCAGGTGAGCTAAAAAGTACAACAATATTTTTAGAAAAACGTGTAAAAGAGGCAATCGAAGCAGGTAGAAAAGCCGCACTAGAAAAGAAGGAAGTTGAAGTAGAAAAGAAAAAAGTATATGTTCCAACTATTCAAGAACGTATACGAGATCAATCAATTGCAATGTCTGAAGGAATTGATGAATGGCTAGAAGGTTGGATAGAAAACCCAAAGTCATTTGATCCTAAAGGATTTGATATCAAAGCACACTTTAAAAAAGTACAGCCTACACAAGCACACGCTCGTAAGATGCGTACAATGTGGGAAATGGAATTAGTAGATTTTGACGATTTAGAGCGTATGCCAACAAAAGGACAGTTGTCTAAAATGAGCGAATTAGATGCTGATTTGTGGGCACAGCTCAAAGAAGGTTACTCACATCTTAAAAAAGCAGACATCGCTAAAAAGCGAAAAGCAATTGATTCTATAAATGCAGAATTAGACTTTATTATTGAACAAGCAAAGGCAACACGTAAGCCACGTAAGCCTAAGCAACGTTCAGCAAGCAAAGTAGTGGAGAAACTAAAGTACAACAAAGCAGATTCTAAATATTCACTTGCATCAATTGATCCTACACTTATTGTAGGCGCAAACGAGCTTTGGGTGTTTAATGTTAAGACACGTAAACTAGGAAAGTATATTGCAAGTAATATTGATCCTAAAGGTCTGCAACGTGATGGTACAGGTCTAAGTGTTAAAGGCACAACTATTATTGGGTTTGACGAAACAGCAAGTATACAAAAAACATTGCGTAAGCCTGCAGACCAGTTAAAAGACTTTAAATCATCAGGTAAAGTTGCTTTGCGTAAATTCTTAGATGAGATACCTACTACAGACACAAAACTTAATGGTCGATGTAATCCTGACACAGTACTTCTCAAGGTAGTCTGATAAATACTGTATAACGAACAGGAACCTCAGATGACCATACGTGATAGTTTAAATAATGTTGCAAATGCAATAGAAGAATTACAAAATAAACCTGCACCAAGGGTTGAAATTGCCGATAGAGAACTTAGCGGTAATAAGATACACGGTGGGAGAATCACAAAGTTCTCTAGTCAGGGTATAGTAGACAATGCTACAGAACAACTTCTTAAAGTTGAAAATGATGGCATCCATATAAGTGTTATACACACTGCTACATTAAAAGGACCTGTAAGCGTTGAAGGTAATTTAAATGTAACTGGTGAAATACATGCTACAAAGTTGTTTGTTGATGAGATACAAGCAGATGTGCGTAATAAACGTTCTGAGCCGTTGTCATTTACTACCGAAGATAATAACGGAGTTGCATATAGTAAGGGGCTTTTATGGCCTGGAGGCGATTATACTAAGCAGTTTGTTTTACAGCAACGTCCGGATAGATTCTTTTCAACAGAAAGTATCGAAGTTGCCTCAGATAAGTTCTTTATGGTTGGTCAAAATGAAGTACTTAACAGCAACACATTAGGATCTACAGTAGTAAACAGTAGCCTACGTACTCTTGGTACGTTATCTAAACTAAATGTAGAAGGTCCTCTTAACGTAGATGATTTTGTAATTTATGATGCTAATATGCAACGACTTGGTATTGGCACAGACGAACCCAATGGCACACTGTCTATTGAAAATTTTGATAACGAATTTATAATTGACAGTAATAACGAAAATGAATTTGTTATTGGCGCATATACTAACACTTCAGTTAATATTATTACTGATAATACTGAACGTGTAACAGTTACTCAAGCAGGAACTTTGATTGTACGCAACAAAGCATTATTTAAAGGTAAGATCGGAGTAGGAGTAACAAACTTTGCTGAAGATGCTGATATTACAACAGCTGGACCAGTAAGGTTCCAAAATAAAAAGTTTGAAGTTAATGACAATATACCCGGTAGTGGACAATACCACAAAGGAGATATTGTTTGGAATAGTGACCCATCTCCATCAGGTTACGTTGGTTGGATTTGTATTAAGACCGGCACACCAGGAGAATGGAAATCATTTGGTCCAATTTCAGCTTAAATCTGTATATAATAATTTACTAAAAACTCTTAAATACTGTTGTACACTTAGTACAACGGAGTTTGTCACGAGCCTCCGATAACAAAAGGCAGGAAAAATAATGAACAAAGAACAGGCTGAACAGGCAAAAAAACAACATGACATAGAAGCACAAGTAGAACGTTGGGATATGTTCGCACGATTAGTTCCAACATTATTCTTACTAATTAACGTAATGCTAGTAGCAACTAACGTAATTGACTTTAAAACAGCATTTTGGACAGGGCTTGGTCTATTTGCAATGACAGCAGTTACCTGGTGGTTTTGGACCATTTATACTATTAAATTATTAGTAAAAACTTTAACTAGAGCAAGTAAAAACTTAGGCGAAGTAAGAGAAGAATTTAAAAAAGTTAGTAAGGAAGTTGAGGCATTAAGAAATGAATAATAGTAGATATAAGATAATAAAGGCGGCTACGAATGTCGTAAGTGGACTTAGTATGGTAACACTAATTACACTAGGTGTTATGTATATGAGTTTTGACAATGCTT